CTTCCATACCTAAATCTTGTAATTCATCTTCACCATAAACTTCTTTATTGTGTTCATTATCTAAAAAATCATATTCATTCCACACTTCGTTTTGTAGATAGTTTACCAATTCTTGTTCTGAATCACCCTTATATGGTGGTTCACATTTTCTTAATGCTTCTATGTTAACCTCAATCGGTTCACTTGCAGCTGAGATTGTCCAAGTCTCAATTTTACGGACGTAACTTTTTTCACTCATTTGTTTTTATTTAATCTAATTTTTTAATATTATACAAATCTTTCGATTGTTTTAGGGTTAGGTCTTTAACTTTAGAGATCCATAACCACGCTTTTTCTTCAGTGTTAGTCTCACATGCAGAAACATGGGTACCATTCTTTGTTGTGAATTTAAATTTTGACATTGTTCATTAATTTATTTTGGTCTTTTTATAATACAAACTATAGTTAATCCCACCCTTCACTTTCGGAGTCTAAACTTTTTATGTAATGGTATCTTTCTATTTCATCCTGAATGGAATCTTTCTTTGTATACAAATATAATTGATTATCAACCACTTCGTAGTATAATATCTCTTCTATACTATCTAACCTATCTAAGTTTATTAGTTGATCTACGTAAATTGTGTCGGTTACAAATACAGTGTCATTTTGTCGACTATCTTTGATTGGTTGTGATTCATAACCATTAGTTAATGAACCAACTAACATAATAACTGATAATACTAATGCTAACCCTAACAATATGAAGGTCGAATCTAAATAACCCTTATCTTTAATATTTCTAAACCATTTAGTCTTTCCCATTATCATTCTTTTTAGTTATTAATAATATATGATTTTTTTTATAAATAATCAACTGATAATTAGATTATATAACCAATAAACCATAGACCAAAATATAATTGTACCTATAACTATGATCATACAACCCAAGGTGGGTTTTCTTTCTATACCATTAATTTCATCTATTTCTTGTTCGTCTACTTGGGGTTTAGATAGTATTTGTTTCCCCTCATTTAACCAGTGATTCATAATTTATTTATTTTGAGATTCTTATTTTAACTTAAATAACATAACTAACCCTGATGTAACATATCAAAATCTATCTTATGTACCGCTGGGTAATAAACATACCCATCAAATTGGTAATAAAATTTCGATGGATCATCGTAGTCTTTTAGTGTTGATAGGTTGTGTCGTTTATCCTTGACAAACTCCCAACTCTTCAGTTTCTTTGGTTTTCTTTTTTCCATCCCCCAAAAATTCAGATTTATAAAACTTTCTACCCGTGGTATATCCAAACCAACCACTTGCACCATAATCGTACATTTTACCCGCAAACTTTTCTTCCTCTACAGATAAGGTTTTAATTATTTCTAAAACTGCATGAAGAGGAAACTTTGCGTTCTCATCTTCTGTTTTATCAATCCATCTTTGAACTTCCTTGGAAACAACCTCTAATGGTGTATCAACTTTCTTTACTTTCATCTTCTTTTGGTTTGTGTGAACCATCACATAATATTGTTTTACTTTTTCCGCACCCACATATTGAGAATTTAGTTGGGTGGTGTCTTATCTTTTTACCGTCTGAACCCACAAGTTCGACCTCACCTTCCAATAATTTAATCTGTCCCTTCTCGTTCCTGAATAATCTCACCATAATGTTTTTCGTCTTCTTTAAATTGTAAATTATATAGTTTTTCTTCTAACCTATAAAGTTCATTTCTGTAATAGATCTTTCTCTCTTTATTGTCTGTAGAACCTAATCTTTCTCTGAAATACCTTATACCGTTTTTAACTGCAAAAATTTTCATACTTTAAATTTCATCAAATATAATATATTTTTTAGAATATACAAAATTATAATAGGAATTCTTTGATATTACCGCATAAAAAAACCCTTAACTGTTACCAGAAAAGGGTTTAATAAAAAAGGAAAGTAAATGTGTACTAAGGTATGCTAGCCTTAGATGATCATTCTGTTGTGTCTTTTACTCATACAACTATACTAAATTTTACTTTAGTTCAACATTAGACTGTTAATCTAATAATGCGGGTACAACCCCTTATAGTTTACTTTACCCCCAAACAGAAGGGTTATTCAGTCACAAGGTGAGGTTGATCTTTCGATCGTCTCACAATGAGTTTGAAAGTTAGCTATCTTGCTGTTTTTAATGTCAACCACTTCTTCTCTGTCAAGATACCCCAACATCAGTCTTGCGAACTTCAGCCAGAATAGTAGAACGTGTCTACTGTCGGTGTGGATTAACCTCCTTCCAAAGGTTTATTCTCCAATACACTCAGGAAATTGATGATCAATCGTTATCCTGTCACTTTCCAATATTTTAAAGAACGTTAGGGGTTAATCGGTATCATTTTGTTCAACCTATCCCTTTTGTTGGTACAAATATATAAAACATTTTTTATTAAATCAATAAAATAATAAAAATATTTATATTTTTTTTTAATCGTCTAATTTAGAGAACCCATTTGGTACCACACCCTCACAAATTAGTGTTGCCACAATTGGTGAAACTACTGACCCTACAAACAATCCAACTCCCGCTGGTGTTGATAGTGCTGCTGTAGCATATATAGGGTTCGCCTTACCAACTACATTAGTAAGAACTCTTGTTAATAATTCTTTATCACACTTTCCTTTCACACCTGGTATTAAAAATATACCATCAGCTAAAAGTTTACCAACCTCTTTAGATACTACCATTATCGCAACTTTCTGACCTACCGACGCCATCGCCGCCAACATAGTCGCACTAATAGTGGTTGATGTAACGGTACCTGGATCTGCCGGTGCTGGTTTAGGTGTGAAGTACGCAACACAACCTGTTGTTAATGCCATATTCAATCCTATGTAACATGCGTTCTCATCTAACCAATCAACTGCTGACTCCGCAGCGTCCTCAACCGCCTCTAATCCATCTTTTGCAAACTCAATTGCTTGTGAACTTCCTTCCTTCCAAGTATCAGATGCAACATCCAACCCTTGTTTCGCGGCCTCCTCAGTGTTTTTAGCAACTACGTTAGTTGTTTTTACCACCGCCTTTTTAGAGTCAGTATAAATATTTGTAGTTGTTTTGGCAACTGTGTTAGCCACCTTAGTGGTTTCTTTCGCAACGGTGTTCGCCGCATTAGTAGTTTCTTTCGCAACGGTGTTCGCCGCATTAGTAGTTTCTTTGACAACCGTGTTAGTTGTGTCTTTCGCCTTATCTGCAACTTTATCGGCAGACTTTTTAATAGTTTTTCCGGCCTTCTTAAACCAATTTCCCATATTATATTTAAATGTATTTAATCCTAATATTATGTACTCGAGAGTACTAACCATATCTCCCTATTAGAAAAGGAGGTATTTTATCAATCTATATGTTTCTCCACCTACGTCTGTTAGACCATAGAACTTTCTTAGTTCTACCCAATATACTATAAGAACCTACTTTCTGATTGAAAGAGTTTCTTTCTCCTTGTAGTTGAGGAGTTCCATTAGTTTGTTGTTCGTGACTCATTGTTTTTACTTAGTTATCGTCGAAGGTTGATCTTAATACAATCTTCTCGCAATCTGGTTTTATTTTTCCCCCTGATCTCAATTGGTGATACTTTCTAATCGCCTGACCTAATTGATAATCATTCGGAAACTGTTCTATTAATTTTTGTAGGAATTGTGTTCTCATTTTATTTATTTTTCATACCATAATAAGTACCTATAATTCCAATTAAACCAGCAATAGTTATGTGAATTAAGTTAATTATTTTTTCATTGATTGGTCTACCCTCGCTATACGCGATTATGTAGTCCCCAACAATTAAAATAACTAACACGATTAGGATACCTGTAACTAACCTATATATTATCTTATCTTTCAATTGGACATTTGATTAAACTCATTAGTTCTCCACATCTTTCGTATTCTTCATAGTCCTCGTATATATAAACAAGATCCTCGATATCCTCTTTAGATGGGGTCTCGGTAGGTTCAAAGAAAAAGAAGTGAGGTTTTTCAGAATCACATATAATTTCAACATAGGTCCTTCTACCCGTGAATATGTCGTATGAATTATCTAAACTTTGTTTAAATTCATCGTCAAAATTATAAAATTCGGAAGGTGTTTCAAAGTCGTCAAACAATTTATTTCTCAATTTTTAGATATTATTAGTGTATTAATATAAGTATACAAAAATATAACTAAAAACAACGGAAAAGTCAAGTTTTAGGGGTATAAGATTAAATAGTTTAGGTAATTACCAAGGTCTTAACCTGGTTCTTTTTTCAGGTTTACCATAATACGGTTTTTTTGGTCCGTACTTGTTTTGTTTTGTATTCTTTTTGAGGGGTACATGTATGCCGGTTGGGACACTACGATCTTTGTATACTCTTGGACAATGATAACATGCACAAGAAGTAAAACTCAATACCAATAAGAATAACAGGGATATTTTAATTATTTTTCTCATCACAACTCTTTTTATGAAAGAACCAACCACCACACTTACATTTTATGTAGTGTACTGTTGTTGCAATGATCGGGGCCGATGCCATTGCAGTCCATACATTTGGGTGGAAGTGTTCACCACAAAATCCAAATATATGTCTAAAAAATTCTATCATAATACTATAAATAGTTTAATTTACTTATTTATGACTTCAACATCCGCCCAAGCCACCAAATGAACCACCTCACCATTGTCTCGTGTACAATAACTATACATTCCATCTATGGATCTGAAATTAAGTTCTTCCTGTTCCTCGATATGGGGTGCTGCGGGTGGAACCTTAATATCACTGATCACTTTAATTCTACTATTTCTTGGTACGTCGTAAAGTTTCATAATTTACTTAATTTAATTATTAATAATATATCTAATGACTCTTGAGAGTATATATAATGTTAAAAATAATGCAAATACAATATTGTAAGTGGATTTTTTTTTCATTTTTACTTATTTAAGGAAGTTAATCTATCCCATAGAGATAGTCTCTCAGTGTGTTTTTTTATGTCGGTTATCAACCAACTTATCCTTTCCGATGCCATCTTTGGACAATCATCATCACATAGACCCTTTATCTGTGTTAGGTTTCTTATTATATCTTGGTAGCTCATAATATTTATTTATACAAATATAATAATATTTTTTTAATAAAGGCCAGATATTTATAGTTAAAGTAAAAATAATGATTAAAAAACACTTTAATTAAAAGATGAGAAACGTAATAGTATTATTAATGTGTATTCTATGTGCGACACCCGCACTTGCACAAAAGGAAGTAAAAGAGAAAAAAGACTCTTTTCTTAAGGAATTCTACAATGATTTTTTAAAATATGGAACAATTTATGGGGCGGGAGACATCCGTAACTCGTATGAACCAGCAAGGAAAGAATATTTTGTAAGAACTAACGATAATGGTAGTATCTACAGTATACCTGTTGTAGTTGACGGGACTGAGTATAACCCATTTGATTATAGAATAGGTTTTGGTATTAGAAAGTTAGCTAGGTTTGATTATGAAAGAAAACCCGGTAATTTTTGGACAGGTAATGCTGATAGAGAACGACAAATTGCGTTGTCCGCCCCTACATCGGCAGTTCAAGGATTTGAATACCTATTTCATTGGGAGAAAGAACGTAACAGAGGTGATGTTTGGAACAACTCAAGATACTTCATTAGACACACAGGTAAATACCATATAGTCAAATTAGAATCAAGAGAGCAAGGTGCATTCGATTTCAAATATAAATCAGCGGAAGTGAGAGCAAGATTACCAATAGGTAAGAAATTTTCTTTATCGGGCGGTGTAATGTTCAGAACACATGATAGAGCGTATGGGTATAATCCATTTGAAGTGTGGGTAAATGAAGAAGATGTGGATGGTAACCCAATAAACCCTTGGTACACTTTAGGATATGATAATGGTTATACGGACCAATATTATACAGAAACATACATAGATCCAGTTACTGGTGACGAGGTAGAAAGAAACGATTGGTTTTGGCAAAACGAAGATGGTGAAAGAGTGGCTGATTCAGATTTAGAATTTAGAGATGGTGTATTCAGAGATTTAATTAATGACTTCAACAATGAAATGTGGGATGAAATTGGTCAGTTTGGATTAGTGTCTCCTGTAGTTGGTTTTGATTTCTATCACTACACCCCAAAATTTTGGGCACATGCTTATGGTAACTACATATTACCTTACCATTCCTACGTAATGGGTGATGATGACTTCGATTATGGTAATAGAAACAATTGGGGTAAAGGTGGATTAAGACAAGATTCTGAATTTGAACAGTGGAACGATTTTCAATTCGGTGCTAACATTGGTTGGAAAGTAGGAAGAAAGTTAGGAATTTTCGTTGAAGGAGAATATACAAGAATGTGGGATACAGAATTTTTCTACAGTACATTCGGATTAAACTATACATTTAGATAAGATAATCATGGCCAAACAATTAAGTGAAGGGACAAAAATTACATTAGATTTAAAAACAATTGGTATTATTTTATTCTTTGTTGCGACTGTTGTAGGTATGTGGTTTACTTTACAGTCCGATATCAATGAAGCTAAGGAATTACCCAAACCAAACATAACTAGGACAGAATATGATCTTAAAGATGAGTTGATCAGACAAACCATTATGGATACTCAAGAAGATGTGGAGTCTATATTGAGAGAGTTAGAGAAGATTGATGGGAGATTGTATGAGTTACAAAAAAAGAACTAAAATGAGAGGTATAATTATATTACTATCCTTATTAATATCTACACAATTATATTCACAACAGTGGATTAATGATTCAAACTTTGAATCTGAAGTTCAACAAAAACATCCATTTGGTGATGATGAGGTCACCATAACGGTTGTTGAGTTTTGGGTTGAGTTTAATAAGGTAAATGAGTTTAAGGAATGGAAATCTTTAAAAGGAGTAACCTATCTTAGATGTAATGTGGAATCAGCACCAAATGCTAAAAAGAAATATAGGATCCGTATGGCTCCGACTCTACTCATATTTGTTGATGGGGTTTTAGAGAAATCGATTAAGTCTGGTTTAGATTTGGTACTCCCAAAAGATTTAGTGGAGATTCAAGAAGAGGTAGATGAATTACGGGAAGGTAATAAATTCTAATTGGCACAAATATTAGTTTAAATAAAAAAACCCTCACATTTCTGTGAGGGTTTTCTATTATCGTGTATCTCGATATACGATATTAAGATTCAGCAACTGACGCCTTTCTGTAGTCAGTAACTAATTTCTTAACTTCACCAATGTGTTTACGTGCTCTTGTTGCACCCGCCTTGGTTGTTGCATTGTGATTCTCTGTGAACGCTGTGAAGTGTTCTTGAATCTGTTCGAAAATTTCTGCTTTCTTACTCATGTGTTTAAAATTAATTTTTTATTATGATATTACAAATATACTATAAATAATTTTAATAGTCAACTACTTCCACGTAAAATCACATCCCATGTGACCAAACATTGAAGTTTCTTTGTAAATCGGATTCCTTAACTCTAAGAAATCTATTATACCCCGAGGGGTTAAGTCGTAACCTTCGATAGGTACGATATGTCCGTTACAGTCTGCTGTTGCTTGTAATGGTTGGTCGTATCCTATAGCATACGCCAAGGTTACAATACACTCATCACCACCATATAACTCTAGATAGTCCACAGCAATTCTTCTTGCCATATATGCTGCCGATCTATCAACCTTAGTTGCGTCCTTACCACTAAACGCACCACCACCAATAGGTACACGCGGTCCATAGTTATCTACTGCGAGTTTTCTACCTGTTAATCCTGCATCTGCAGTGAAACCACCAATGTTCCAATCTCCTGCAGGGTTACAATGTAATGATTGTATGGTATATTTATCATATCTTTCTTCAAAGAATAAAACAACCAATTCCTCTAATTTATTTTTAGGTGCATTTTGAAATGAACATACGACTCGTACCTTAAGTCCGTCTATTGTAACTTGGGTTTTACCATCATATGGAAAAAATTGGTATACAAGTTTATTCAGTTCACGTGCTAAAAAATATTCTTGTGGTAATTTTTGTTCGTTGTCATTACATGCATATCCTATCATGATCCCCTGATCACCCGCACCACCAACGTCAACCCCTTGTGATATCTCAGGTGATTGGGTATTAATATTAATGATTACATTAATTGAATCGTCAGTAGTTATATCGTGAACCACCTTTACAATATTTTCTCTTGTTACTATCGCGTTAGAGGTAACTTCTCCTGTAATGTAAACCTCACCTAAACCACCACATGTCTCAATTGCACATCGTGAATTAGGGTCTTGTTCTAAGTGTAGGTCTAATAATGTGTCCGAAATTCTATCACACATCTTGTCTGGGTGCATTGGGGATACACATTCTGCGGTTCTAATCATATAATTTAAATTTTCTATTAGTTAAAATCAACTCCTCCCGTATTTGTGGAACACCATATTTTGTCTGGAGTATCAAAAGGGGTGTTTGGTGAAATAGTAGGTGGAGAGTAAGTTGGGGGTATTAATGGATTATTATAACCACATTCAACCTCAGTGACGGTCTCTAATTTATTTTTTACGGTACTTAGTTGAGTGACACTTAATTCTGTACCTGACGCTTCAACGAAACCTCTTAACCATATTACAAATTCATTACTATCCATACTATACTTTTTTTAAAATATAGATAAATAATTTGAATTAATCAACCGTTTATGAAATTGTGGGTTTGTTTTTACGGTAAATTTCGACTGTGGATGATTTACCACGATTATCTAAGTGATCATAAACATCCAACTCTTTACCCCTAAAAAATACTTTAGAGACAAAATCCCAATCACCTTCAGGTGTTCCAATGTCACCACTTTGATAACAGAAATCTTTCGCAGTTGGTACTGTGTCTGATTCAAAAGGTTCAAACTCAGCTACACCACCTTTATTTTCATCAAAGGTTACAAATATGTTTTCCACCTTTGATTTATCACCTTCACCAGGTATTGCTAAGTACCCTTCATATGGTACGTCATCGGCATCATCACCTAATACTTCGTAAAAATCATTCATGTCCTCACCATTGAAAGTCAAGACCTCTTTACCATTCTCATCGTTTACAACAAACCATAACCCACCATTATCTGATGCTCTTGATACGTGCCATAAATCAGGATTATAAAGATCCTCAATTATCCCCTCATCTTCAAGGTCGAAACGAACTTCCCATAGTTCATCAACACCCTTAGTTTTAATTAAATCTTCAATAGATTTGACCTGTTCATCTGTAATTGAATGTCCTGTTGACTCAACTTCCCATCCATACATTTCTAATTTATACTTTGCCATATAGTTTATTTTTTAGTGAGTTTACAAACTATTAGTTTGTTTAGTAAGTTCACAATACTCTTTCATAAGTGTTTTTGTGTAATCTTTTTCAGATTGTTCGGAACGTAATTCGTAGTGCCATGGATTGGATTCATAATCCTTTAACCAATCTTTGTAATCATCAAAAAGGGAACAGTCATAGTAATGGGTATACTCATGAATTACAACAGAACATAAGGTACTTAGGTCCCAACCATCACTTTTTAATCTCTCTAAGTCAATAATTATTCTTGAACCGTTTTTATCTTTAGGCATAAAACACGCCTCAATAGGTCCATCAACGTAAACGGCACTTTCATTACTTAGATCTTCAATTACTATTTTAACTGGTGGTAAAGAATAGACATTACTCATCATTGTTCCAAAGGTATCTATGGCGTCCATAATATGAGGATCTTCCATATCCCTAAGTTTCGGATTATATCCGTATCTATTCTGTAATAATAATCCTATGATACCGATAGCGACTACTAGGTACGCAATCATTATATCTGTCTCTAAATACCATTCCATACTAATCTCTATTCTTCGTTAACAAATTCACACCACTCTTTACAATCCCCACATCTATTTGAACCTTCAATCCACTCAGTGGCTCCACAACATTCAGATACCATAACTTATTGATTTAGATATAAACGTTCGTGATTGTATTTTGCCACAGGGTTTGTACCAACTAACTCCCCATATTTTTCTTTGGCAATAGTGTATATGGTAGTTGAGTCATTGTCTATACACTCTCCCATGATTTCAACAAAGGAGAAATTAGACTCGTCTACTTCAGGTTGTCTCGTTTTAGGTAACCCACAATACATTGCTTCACCCACTTCACTAATAAACATACCCGTATAAAAACCTTTTAGATCGTGTTTTTCAACGAACTGATCGGCGTTACACCATATGAATATAGAATTGTCCTTCTCTTTTAAAAGTTCTACCATCTCACCATCAATAATATAACCGTTATTAGATTGAGAAGGAAACTGACCAACACTAAACAGACCACCTGGTGACCCATGTCCCATCATCATAACACGATCATGATCTCTTATCATTGATTTTACTTCGTTTCTACTTACATTACCCGTTACTAAGGTTAGGTCTTTGATATTTTTATAAACAACATCTAAGAACCACGTACTTCTGTCATTGGGGTGAATTACTAATGTCTTCATCTTTTACTTTTTTTTGTTATTAATACAAATATACTAATCTTTTTTGTAATATACTAAATTTATTCAAACAAGTTATGGTTATTCGTTATGGTTTCGTCCCATTTATAGATTATATCCCACCAATTTGTTATTGTGTACTCCCCGTATTGAATGTTATTATCCTTAGATGGTATAGACTGCATCCAGTATATTAACCAACCACCATGTGGGTCTCCACCAACCTCGTAACTACCACCATACGAACCAAATTTACCATGATCATTAATAGTGGGTGTGGGTGTTTCCATTGTTCTTGGGTATGCCCAATCACTTTTACTGATTGTTTTAGTAGATCCACCCCCATTAGGTATCCAATCTAATATATCACTCTCAACAGGAACATCACTATCATAATGGTAATCACCATCCGCATTTGGTGGGTAGTGTACTAAACCAACTCTACCACCCCTATAATATGGTTGTGGGTCACCCTCAGGATAACCTCCAAATTTCTGATAAAACAAATAAGATAAATCATAATTATTTCTATATGTTTCCCACACACTTAACTGAGCTTCAATTTGATGACCCCTGTTGTGTACATTGTTAGCGTACCAACCTGTTTGTCCATAGACCACATATGTTTTATCATATATTGGTAAGTCGTCGTCATTACGGTAACTGTTTGATACATCACTAGTTAACAATCCATTATGTGTAAATATTTTATGGGGACTACTCATGTTACTTTCAGGTATACTATAACCATCAGGGAAATGATTAAACCATATTTCTTTTACACCTAAATCTTCCACCTTACCTTCAATACCTAATTTTTCAAACAACTTAAAATAATCGATTTGACCATCTTCAGTGAAATCCATTTCATATATATTAATATATTCAATTACATCAAAACCTAAGTACGGTGATGAGTTGATATCTTCTTGACCGTGATATCTAGAACCCTCTTCCATAGACCATTTTTGTCTAATGTCACTACCTTTAAAATAATTCATCACCGACTCAACACTTAAACCATAAACAACATTATCCCCCCAATCTCTCACCGCCTCCAATTCGGCAAACTCATCTTTAATAGTGGTCCCATCATTAGATGGTATGTAATTTATTATAATTGTGGGTATAACTAATTCTGAACCACTTATAGGTGTGGATAGATATTCGGGTACCTCCAAGTATTCACCACCTTCTATAGATAAAGGTTCTACAATTTCCTCAACAAATACATCTTCTTCAACAAATAACTCTTCTTTCTGACAAGAAAATACAAAGAAAAGTATGATTAATACTAAAAATTTTAAACTATTTGTTTTCATAATTACCTTTTTTAACGTTTTACACTACAAATATAAAGTTATTTGTTGATATATCAAAATAAATTTATTATATTTTTTATGATATTTATAGTAATATCAAGATACTATGAAAATACACCTTAAAGAAAGTCAGGTTAAAAAATTAATTAGTGACTATAAAACAATTAATGAACAATCCGTTGGGTTTAATCCTGAAACAAAAACAGAAACGGTTAATTTTAATTCTGTTTGGAGAGCGGGTTATTGGAAACTGACAAGTAACCAGATCCAAAACTTAAATAACCAAATGAAGGTTATTCAAAATTTCTTAGCTAAAAACCCTCAAACTAAATTAAGTATTCAGGTTGAAGCGGGTGAATCTAAGGTAACAAACGCAGATAATGAATCAGGGGGTAAGGCAGTACCTGAAGGTTACCTTTCTTCTAAAAGAGGTCAGTCATTGGTTAATTATTTAAATACTTTCTTTAAAAAATTAGAAAATGGGGGAATGTCATTTACATACCCTGAAATTCCAAAACCTAAAACTATTGTAGGTTCCACACGTTACGATAGAAAGTTAGGAGACAATCCACAGGATCCAAAATATAAGAAAGAACAATTTGTTAGGTTAAAAGTAACCGCAACAAGTCAGAGTGAGTGTCTAATTGGGTTAGAAGTTATGATAGGTTGGATAAAAGATAAAGGACATCAATGTGATCAGGCAATATTCCAATTACTAATGAATAAGGTTCCATTAGGTATAGCTAACTTAAATAATGGAACATTTGATGTAAATGGATTTCGCCCCACTGAAGTTAAACCTGACGTGTTAAGTCCTGTAAAGGGTCGTATTGCTAGGATCAATACGAGTCAAGTTACTTCTGCGATCCAGAGGGAAACGACAAAATTTGACAAATGGAGGAGGGACCCTAAAAACGGTCCATCAAGTGAAAGAAAATGGTTGGACGGATATAAATTTGTCGGAAAGACAATTAGAGAGATTGGTGGATACGCAGCGTATAAAGACCTTGTACCATCTTACTACAAAGAAAACAAACCAAACCAACTGACATATTCGGATAATGATATTTTTGATGAGGATTACCTAAAGAAAATGGTAGCGGCAAGTAAGGATACTGCCGGACCAATTAACGCCTCACAATATAAATACTATATGAAAATAGTACCTCTTGGTGTGACATTCAAGTTTGACGCGAAAAAAATAAAACAACCTAACGTTGATCTTCATAACAAAATAACTAGTCAAGCTGGTAGAACTTCAGATAAAGTAATAGGGGGTAAAAGAACACAAACATTTAAAATTGATACTGCCTTGGCTAAAGAAATTTTTGCAAAGGGTAAAGGTAATCAGAATAAAATAACTCTTTCCATGGTACCTTTAGTAGGTCCTTCAGGTCAATTTAAACAGTACTACAGTAGTGGATCTCATAGTGATGTACCTTACGTTAGAATAAAAAAAGAGGGTGAAAGTGATAATAGATATAGTGGATACCCTTCGGTTTCTATTGCAAGAGGTGATTTAAGTGAAGTTACTTTAATAGAAACGGATTTATGTGGTAACCCTATTGGGAAAGTTGAGAAATAGAATCTAACTCTCTAATCATTTCCTCAGTGACCTTTACGTGTAAAACCTCCATGATTGAATCGAGTTGAGTTTCAGTATAGTATTTATCCTTAAACCAGTAGTATTGTACACCGTCATTTCTATCCATAAGTTCAAACCATTCTTTGTTCGGGTCTTCCACAGACACAACCTCAGTACTTTGACATTTAGGTACTTCTTTAGTTTCAACACAAGAGGTAAAACATACCCCTAACACCATCATTACAATTAACTTTTTCATAATATTTAATTTTTTATTCTTATACAAAGATAACAATATTTTTGAATATACAAACAAAATACTAAAAATTTTTAATATATACTAGTGATTATTTTTTCTTATCACTCTTAATACTCTTAATCAAGAATATAATGATTAGGAAAAAACTTCCACCCAAAAACAAATTAAAAAGGTACTCAAACATATAATTATTTTACGTTGTTCATCTTAAACCACTTAATAAGGATACTCGCAGTTTTGTAGTTTGTTGCGAGTGGGACGTTATGAACATCACATAACCTCATCAACATACTGATATCAACATCATGTGGATGTTTATCTAAAGGGTCTCTCATAAATATGACACCCGTTATTTCACCATTAACGACTTTAGTGGCAATCTCAGCGTCTCCACCAAGTGGTCCTGAATTTACTGTCTCTAAATTCTCAATACCGGCATGTTTACAGTGTTTACCTGTTGTTCCCGTAGTTACTATATCTACATCTTCCCTATTAAAAAATGGTAATCTTTTTGACACAAATGCGACCATGTCCGCCTTTTTGTTATCGTGTGCTATAAGTGCAAATTTCATTTAATACAAACCCCCATTTGAGTGGATCCTTGATAGATCTGAAGATGTGAGACTTTCCCACCATTGCTCCTTCATCTCTTTTAGTATTATACCTTCATTGGTGTCCCTACATGATTTTGATTTACATACATAAACAAGACCTGTTTGTTGATCATAGTACGAGTCAACCGAACTTAAATAAATCATGGTTAATACCTGTTTCATAATAAATATACATAATTTTTTATCTAATGTCAAATTCACGTATACCTTCAGACCTTCTTGACTTCAGGGCGAACGTTTTAAACATCTCTCGTTTACCTTCTCCATCCACAATACCATCAAGTACTATAATTGGTTTTGTTTTGTCTGAGGTGATTAAAATGATTTTAGACAACCCGACTAACCTATATAGAAATGGTTCATACAATTGAACGTCTTTTATTCTAAAGTATTGTATCTCTTCTGTATTCACGTTTAATATACCCCTTCTCTCAATAATGGAATCTGAGGTATATGTCCATGACCAAAAGTATAGGTCAACTACATGGTATAACCATATTACCAAAGGGATTAAACCAAATTCTGGTGAGAAATATGTTACACCTATGGCCAATACAAACCAAGGTATTTTTATCCATTGTGATGGTTTATCAACTGATGATCCATTTAAATTTGTTTGAAAACTATTTGTGTTATTAATCATAATCCTAATTTTTCTAATTCAATTACGGTAGTATCAAAATCTTTATGTAAAATACCTATACCACCATTAGATATCCACTGTTCTATGTTAGAATCCCTATCATCAATTAATATACAGTCTTCACCTGCATATTTCTTTTTATTGTTTGAGTACTCCAATAGAAGTGGTACTCCTGGCAACTCTCTATTAACCCAAGAGTTTTTACCTTTTCTCGATCCGTATCCGTTACGAGATGGGGAGGACAATAGTACGGGATAATATTCTTCAATATACGACCATAACTTTTTACCGTCCTTCATCCATTCTAAATTGTCCCAAAACTCCTGACCCTTTTCATTTATAGGGTTCCAAAATTCAGGTGTGGTGTGCCACTGACCCGATATATCTAAACCTGTGAGTTCAAAGTAACCCTTCTCGAAATCGACAAGAACACCATCCATATCACAGAATATTTTGTATCTAAGATTATTAAATAATATCATTTTAAAAATGTGTTAAGTATATTCCTGTAGTAAAAACCGTAAGTAGTGTAACTCCCACACCTATTACGAACCCTTGTAGTTTTGGATTTAAATCTTCGAATTTTGGTATCATGATTTTTTTATTTTATTAATTAAACTTGTAATTTCATCTTCACTTATATATCCGACTACATCATCACCATGAAACTCGTCATAGAATTCCCTTGTGAACTCACCATCTCTAAAAATGGCAATCTCATAAGAATCGTATTCAAGTGGGTGTGATAGGTTAGCTCTCGGTGAACAGTAGAAAAACTGACCACATACAATGGAGATATCTATATTATCTTTAATGTTAGTTTTGGATTTGAATCCACCTACTTGGTGGGGTTCGAATTGAATTTCTTTAATTGTCATGATATATAATTTTTACCTTTATACTGACAAAGATAATAATTATTTTATTATATACAACTAAATTCTAAGAATATTTTTAGAATATACTAATTATTCTTCCATAAGGGGTTCCATGGAAATGTATTCTTTCACTTTCTCAATTGAGATAGTACCTGTGTATCGTTCTCTTTTTTGTTCACCTTTCTCTTCGATTATAACCTCTACAGGTACTCCATTCTTTTCACAATCGAATTTATCTTGTATTGTTACCTGTACATGTTCGTTATTAAAACGGTATATCGTATTATAACCACCATATTTTGTAAAATACTTATTTAGTATTTCTTGTAACTCGTTTCTTGATTTTTCACATTCGGGATGTGATTCAAATTCTTCTTCTAATTTAGATGAGTAACCCTCGATATGGGTTTCCATATCTTTAAGTGATACTTGTTCTAATGGAATTTCCCACATTGGGTTCTCGTACTCATAGTTAAGATCTTTACTATCAACATATGCATCAAATAAACTCTCACTATCGGTTATTTGTGTAATATTTTCTTTGGATATAAACAGAGCTAACCTCATTACCGGTATGTATATGTCATGACTATTACGATCTTCATCAATGTCTATATACTTTGTTATTTCATTCTCTTTAACTTCGTTTGCGGACCTAACACCCTCCTCATTTAACTGTGAGTATTCATCTGCAAGATCATTGATAAGTTCATCAAAATACGTAAAACTTATTTTCTTAATAAATTCATCACGACTGTTTGCATAAGGGATATAATTTTTATCGTAGAATGCTTCGAGTATTGGTGTTAATATTTCTTTTTGCTGATCTTCGTCAGTATCTGTTATGTCACTCCTAAGGTATTCCCCGTGATCTGAATAATGACCTGAAGCGGACTTATACCCATCTAACGCATATTTTGTCGTTTCAACGTCATCACCTATCTCACTAAGTGTAAATACTATTCTATTATTGTCTCGTTGGTCCGACGACACATCTAATACATTACCGTCGTTAATAAATGACCCCTCATTTAGTTTTTCAATAAGTTCGTCACCATTGTTATTAATTAGTATTTCTACCAACTTATTGTCGGTATCCCCAATCTCTTTTTCAGTTAATGTGGCCACATCCACATAACCTAAGAAATCCATTCTATCTAATTCAGTACTGTCGACTGGTGTATCATCAAACAATGATGGGAAGAAGTATTTTGTAACTTCCCTATGTTTGTTAAAGAAATCTGAGGTAGAAATTCCTCTATCCGCGGGATTCATAAATTGTTTAGTTTCAAAATGGAATTGGAATTTCTGTGTTGGTTCGTCCCTTTTCACAATAACATATAGACTTCCTTTGTTGTTGTGTTGTGAGAAGTGGTTACTACGTCCTTTATATTGGTCATTAGTTGAATATGGTCCCCAAGCGGTACACCATTGTGTTCCGTGACCTAAGTAAGCGGCTCCCTTCTCAGTTGTTGGGGTGTATATGATCCATTTCTCACCACTCATTAATACTTTATGATCAGAATCAGTCAAATTATTAACCACATCAAAATAATTACGATCCCCATCCTTAACATAGTATTTCTCTACAAGGGCATACAAGTCACCGAGTTCTTTTACTTTGTTTGAATCAACAGGTACTTGGTGTTTGTAGACTAATGTGAGGTACTCTTTTGCCTTCGGGTAATCCTCGGGTTTTAGTTTACCCGATTTAAACATTTTAATAAGTAACTTAGCATACTTACCAATCTTTACTATCTCATAATCTTTTGGTATTTCTTTAAGTTTTGTTTTAGGGTCTAAACTTATTATGTTAAGAAACACATTCCATTCTATGTCTGAATAGTATTTGTTGTAAATTTCTTTTGGTCTCGCCTCAAGAATAAGTTCGTAAATTGTTTCTATTAATCTCATACCTTCAATCTATAATCGTATTCGATCTCTCCTAATCTTTCTTTAATCATGTCGTTAACATCATCGTTACTAGCATCTCCAGAATATCTATCATCAGGACTAAACTTAGGTGAGTCGTAAGTGTTTTTATAAAACATTTCCTCGAAATAACATTTAGGGTCGTATCCACAATCCTCGTCCATCTTATCTATCACATCTACATCATCGACATCGAGACCTAACATATCCATCATTGTTGAGAATTCTACTTTAAGTGTAACCCCTTCATGGTCAAAACTTTTAATATTCCCATATTCCATCAAACATTCTCTTAATTGGTCTTTTAGGTAATTTACATAGTCATCTGCTTGGGCATTACTTAAACTATCCCTTAAAACATTTTTAATGTGGTCTTCAGTGTCGTACTGATCAATTAGGTCCTGTAAAGTCTCCCCCTCATGGTCCTCCATTTCCTTACCTTCCCTCTTAATTAGTTGATTGACGAAACCTTTAATTGTCTCTTCATTTTCGGGACTTAGATAATAATCTAAAACTGACTCCCAATCTCCATCGTAATAGTGATTTTCATAAATATCGAAAGTATCACCATCTAATATGGTTTCAAAAAGTCCAATGTCAACTTTTCTATTATCTTTAGTTGTGTAACTACGTATGTTGTAGTCACCACCAACATAGTCACCAATATCTTCAGGACTTATATGTATCTCAAAATCAAACACACCATTATTTGCACCCAAAACAAACCTAACTCTGTTTTGGAAAAAATCAGGTTTACGTTTTATAATTGCCTGAACTTTTTTAGAGCTCAGTTCTTCAAAAAGAAAAGATAACTTCATATTGATAAATAGTTTGATTTTAAATAAGAAACCCCACTGTGTGGGGTTTATATTACTTATTTATTTTGAATACTGTTGGTGATTCCGATCCGTCGTCTTTAAAGACAAAATAATTACCTTTACCATCTTTACCCAATCTAAGTGGGACACCATCTTCGTCACTTTCTACACTCTCAGGTTCGTCACCCATTTCTTCAGGACCTTCTTGACCCATTTGCATTATCTCAGGATCTGTGGAACCCTTCCACTCTTCTTGTTCGTTAATTACGTCTTGAACTAACTTCTCAAGATCCTCTTGTTTTAATTTAATGACTTTTGACATAATAATAGTTTACTAATAAATATCTAAATCTTTTAAAAAGGGAAGTAATAAATCCTTTTTACTTATTTTGGGGTTATGATCTACGTTCCATTCTATTTTAAGATCGGGATCGTTATAGATTATACCACACTCACTATCCTTATTGTATTGATTATCAACTTTGTATTGGAATACCGCCGATGATTGTGTTGAGAATCCATGTGCACATCCTTTAGGCACAAATACGGATTTAACATCGTGTTCATCCAACTCAACCGTAACCACCTCACCATAAGTGTCAGATGTTTTTCTAATATCCACAATCACATCTGTGACTTTACCATGGATACATCTTACTAATTTAGATTGTTCGAATGGGGGTTTTTGAAAATGCAGACCCCTTATAGTGTTCCTTTTTGAGAAGGATTCGTTTTCTTGAACTATTTGGAAGTCTAACCCTGTTTGGTTGTTAAAATCACCCACATTAAAAGGTACGGAGAAGTGTCCTCTTTCATCGAAATACTTATCGTACTCAATTATGTAACAATCTTTTATTTTGGTCTTAGAAACCCTCATTCAACTTATTTTGAATCGACCCATTTAACTCCGTATAGTATATTTTTATTAGTTCGGAGTCCTCACCCATTTTGGTGAAGTGACTAAGAAAAAGATTTACGTAATTTGTGGCTCCTTTGATTTGTTCCTTAGTGTGACAACTATCAATAACCTTCAACGCCTTTTTATATGTTTTACTTAGACTCATAAACTTTCCTCTATAGTGTGAATATATAGTGGGGTATTTTCACCCACATATGCGTTAAGTACATTAAAATCTAGGTACTCTATTGCATCTTCATGAGATAAACCTTCTTCCAAAAGTACGTCTATCATTTTAGAGATGTCATAGATTAATTTACCACTTAGTGGTTCTAAACCAATAATTGCATCATCGAACCCATCTGCCTGAAGAACTTCAAGTTCGGGAAATTGGTCGTGTATTTTTTCAATATTACTCATATAAATAATATACGAATAATATTTTAATAAATCAAATACTAAAGATGTTTGTCTTTTATTAGTTGGACAAAACTATTAGTTAGGTTCTCAATACTTGTTTTATCTTCCGTAGAGGATTTATCAATAATTGGTCTAATTTGATTTTTATTGTTATAAAGGGTATTTTTATTTACTTCTGACATAATAACTTAGTTTTTAATTTATTCTTTACCTGAATCACCGCAAGGTCCGGCGTTAAATGAACCTCCATCACAAATGGGTGCCGCAGAACAACAATCTATGAATCCACGGGAGTCATCACACTCACCCGGAGCATAAATACATGGACTGTTACAAAAGCACCTGGCCCATTCTAGTTGTTTATAGTAACACCCACACCCAATCACTTCTTTATTGTGATGAATAACACTTTGTGTAGGGGTTTCAGAACTATCTGTTCTGAAATAGTAATCTACCTCTTCGACATCTATACTATATGCAACTTCATGGACGTACCTATAACCCATAGAAACTATCGTTTCGGGAATAAGGTTCCCCCCACTTAATTCTCTTGTTATTACTTTACACCCAACCAATAAATTATCCGCAATCATGAATCGATACGAGTCCTCATTTGGTCCTGATGATAGGATTTGACTTCTACCTAAAAAGGTATATGTTTTACCCCCACTTAAGGTTATTATGTGTTCAAAAAATCCCGACTCTTCGGAAATAATACTATCAGTACTAACTGAAGTATCGGTGAGTCCACTTACGTAAGATGTAATCTTAGTATTAGATATATTGACATCCAAATCTTGAGTCATGACCTTCATTACAAAAGAACTATATTCATTAGTCGGAGATATCTCAAGAGAATATTTCGTAGTCCCCGTACCACTAATAGTGACTGAATCGGTTGTGTAATTGGGTTCAGTATCCTCATTACCATTACCGTTTGCATCATATACATCTTTCTCTAATAGAAACATAACTTGAGCACTACCCTCACAAGAAGCATTGAACGTTATTCGACCACCTTCAGGAAACCCAATGTTTGATAATTCTGTATTGGTATTTGCAAAACCACCCCATTCGTTAGATGTGGTTGGGTTATTGTATGTTGGATCGTGACCTTCTTCTTTAGTATAAGACATACCCCCAAATGGCCCATCAAATACGGGCGAATATACTATATCGCTACGATTTAAATCACTTATATTCGAAACAAAATTAATATGAGATTCGTCATCAGGTCCTAAACCAGTTAATATAACACTTGAGAGGGTATCACCTACTCTAAGATCTTTTAGTTTAACTAATGAACCATCACTTTTTTTAACATTATCGTTTTCAGATCCAGTATAAAGTTTCGAAGCTGCCGTTGACCCTGTTTTTTGTAAGTACTTAGGTCTCTCCCATGGGGATAGTTCATTTGTTGTACCATCGTAATCCACAGCATCTGTTATTGGTAACCTATTAGAATGACAGAATACGTCGAACGGATTTAAAACTGATAGGTCACTTCCATATAGTATTGTAATATGTCTGTACGTTTTTAATTTACCATCAATTAAATCGTTAGTGTTACAAATATATTCCTGAAGTAATTCGTTACTATTTAATCCGTTTTTAAGTGTGTTTAATTCCTCAACACTATTAATTCTATATACTTTAGGATAATTTCCATAGTTGATCGTAGGATACCTTTCCTTAATAATAAAGTTAGGATGGTTACCATTGTTTGTTATCGTCGTACCTATAGTATCTACACTAATTTCATTCCCGTCATTAAAAAATACGTTAGGTAATGAGTTAGGATTACTGTCAGATATCAATTTTAGAAACCCGAAATTATCTTTACAGTATGATTCATCAACTAAAGCATTGTCGTCATATGCAATTCTTAAGATTAATTTATCGTCTGCATCCTCGATCAATGGTAAAGACCCATCTTGATTTTGAGTGATAAAACTAACACTATGAGTTTCACCATAAACATTAGATAACATATGACTAATCTTTTGGTAAGGAGAACTACCGTCATGTTGTTTGTCTAACCCATCTTGTACGAAGTTAGAACCTAAAGGATCTATAATGACAATACTTGTTATGTTATTATCTAAAAGAAACTGATCAAATACGGACTTGTTAAAATAGTCTTCGGCTCTTGCAAATGAAGGTAAAACAGAAGTGTTACTTTCTAAGTGTCTAAAATTACCGTTATTATCTTTAAGGTAATCATTACCTACCAAAACTGCTCTCATATTAATGTGTTTTTAACTTTTGTTTTAAAGTGTCCTCGGTCTATTTCACTCCATTTACCTTTTGGACACTCATCCCCTTTATTAGTAAATATCTTACCATGTATAAAACAACCACAAGCACCACAACTACAAAAATTATCCTCAACACCACCCTTAAGAAATTCACATCCTTTACAAATTTCCAATCTTTTTAGTGCCAGATCTTTTTGTTCTATAGTTGGGCTAATTTTTATTTTATACGCCTCAAGTATCTTTTTAAAATCAATCTTCATAACAATAAATATCTGTTTAAAATTTTAATAGATAATTTTAAGTGTGGGTTTAGGTTTCCCACATGAACCACATGTTTCTCTTGTGCCCGAATTAAGAGCACCACAACCACAGTTCCAAGACATGTCCACCATACCACCTATCATCGTACTATTCTAAATGATTTAATGGTATCACACAGGGTACAAATTATTGTATCTATTCTACCTCTTACACAGGAATCTTGTTCCCAAAGTTCTACATGATTTTTATCGGTGTTGCAGTTACACTTACCGACCTCAGTACAGTCAACAGAATTCCACTTTTTAAGTTTTGGATCTATTAACCATTCTTTTCTTAATAAACTTACCATACTTTTAATTTTATTATTAATATAAGGATATTTTTACAATATATCAACTAAATGAAAAAAGGGACCCAATTTACATTGAACCCCTTAATAGTTTTGAATAGAACCAAAACCAATATTACTTCTTGTTTATTGTTTTCTTTATGATGTCTTTTATTTCTTCTTCATTTAACCTCATATCAGCAGTATCCACATCCTGTCTTGTCATTTGAGCCCTTTTAGCTGCCAATTGGAATTGTTTCTTACCACTCATTTCTTTCTTGAAGTTATCTAAAATTTCTTTTAGTCCTTGGACAATGTTAACATCTGTTAATGGGTGATTATCTCCTGTGTCCCCACCAACAATTTTACCGTCTTGTTGTTTATCTACTTTACCATCAAAATCCTTTTCTTCACTTAAATCAACATCAACAAAAAGATTTATTGATACATCCTCATCCTTGAATATTTTTCTTGCTACTCTATCAGTAGGTAATTTCTTTGCGTATTCAACGGTATAGACTAATTCCCATCTATATCCAGATGTCATCTCACCTTCACCCTGAGCAATACCTTTTATTTCTAAATCAGATGATACCATTACTGAAAAATCTTCTTCATTTGGAAAATCACCTCTATCTAATTTGAATACAGGTGTTTTACCGTATCCAGCACCTTGTTGAGTAAAACGTGTTTTAGACCAATTAGAATATCCTGAATTGTATTGTCTTCTTAAACTATTGGATTTTTTTGGGTTGTACTCATCGCTTTCAAAATACTCAGGTGTTCTACCTCTCATAACCGTTTTCCTTGTGGTATTTTGGAACTCTTCCTGTGTTTTATATAAATTTATATTGTGTGACTGGAATGTAATCTCTTTATCGTTTACTTCACTGTATTTATTTCTGTGTTTTGGATTAAGTATAACTATTTCAGGTAAACTTATTCTCTTTAGTGTATTTACAAAATCTTTATCATCAACCAACTCATCTTTTAAAACAGAATTAAATGTTCTATTTATCTTCTCTCTAGTATATGTTGTTCTACTTCCTGAGGCGTCTGGTACTTGATCTGAGTTATCAAAACTAACCTCATCTCCATCTTCACCAGGAATAGGTTTTACACCATCAATATCCCTACCTCTTGGTTTGTAGGACGCACACTTCTGCTCTTTTAGTTTAACTTTACCAAACTTCTCTTTTAGTTTACTAACCAAATCAGGATGTCTTTCTGTTAATTCATCCCACTCACAAGTAAATATAATCGGAGTAACCTCCCCATTATCGTATCGGTACCACCCAACATGTTCTATTGGTTTACCCTCATTATCTATTTCAAACATTGCCGTCCAAGGTGGAATCACTTCTTTCTGATCCACACTTGATACTGTTTGTTCACTCCTATTGTCATCAACAATAACATCACCAGCCTGTATTTGAGTTACCTTAACAGTACTCTTATTTTCTCCGTCAACTTTTATAACTGATTGAGATGTACTATATGTCATCTCCTCACCATTATCTAAAGTTAAAACAATTTTTTTAGATTTTTTTGTGGGTTTACCTGGTTCAACTTCTTTGCTTGGTAGTTGATCTGGTCTTAATGGCATTTCATCTAACTCCTTAGATTCATCGAAACCTTTATACCCAGGTCGTCTTATGGTGGTTAGATTCTCACCAATCAGAGTTAAAATATCTTTTTTGCTTAATTCTTCCATTAGATTGTTTTTATATATAAATACTTTATTTATTGGTTTAAACCTTATAAACTAAAACTTTCCCCACATCCACAGGTTCTCGATGCATTTGGGTTGATCCATTCAAACCCTTTACCGTTTAATCCCCCTTGGAAATCTAACACTGTACCTGCTAAATAAAGTAATGAAGGTTTATTAATGACCACCTTGATTGCATCCACTTCAAATACACTATCTCCCTCATTTATCTTATCGTCAAAATCCATTTCATATTGCAAACCACTACAACCGCCACCACTTACACCAACCCTAAGGTTGTGAGTGTCAGGTGTTATACCACCTTCCATCATTAAACCAACTATTTTTTCTATTGCTATTTCTGTTACGTCTACCATACTATAAAATATACGAAAAATAAAAATTTATATCAAATCATACTTTTCTTTAACCCACTTTACTTTGTCAAAGTTACCCATACGTTTGTTGAGTGTGTCTATTGCACTTTTAAAATCGGAAGGTGTCGGTGAGTTTGCCTTACCATAACACATGGTTTTCTTACCTTTTCTATATTGAACATCCACCCATCTTTTTCCCTTCCTTAAAGAGATAAATATTGATGCAATCCCATGTGCGAACTGATTACCCATACAATTTTTCATTATGTGTCCCTCAACTTTAAACTCCTCTTCTTTAGATAAGACTTTGGGTTGGTATACCACATCACCAACCTTGATAGGTTGTTCAACATATTTAACGAAATCTTCGGGGAAAAGATACCTAACCCTATATCCTTTCTGTAGGTATTTTCTTAAGGATTCCCATTCCTCAAATAGTGTATCCAATTCTGAATCTGTTGTTGCGGTAAACTTTAATTCAATTCCCCTTTTTTCGATCTTGTTTCTTAATTCAAATAAACGATACAAGGACATTATTAATGTCCCGTCTGATGTTAAATCTGTGTTTAATCTTAAACCTTCTTCTTCCCACCTTTTAATTAACTTAACCATGTTTCTCTTTTCGGTCTCATTTTTTAGTGGGTGAACTTTTCTATTGGGTGGTGACTTATAACAATGTAAATGCCAATCAATTTTATTCATGTAATCGATATAGTTATCACCGAATAACTTACTAAAATAATTAAGTGATTTAATTATTATCGGCATCCCCTCATCATTATTATTTATTGAACCTATAAATTGTCTATTTTTTATTCCATACTGTTCTAAAACAGCGGGTACAAATTTACGATCATTGTTTTTTAGGTATTTTTGTTTTGGATAATCCTCTTGGATGTCGATGTATATTAGATCGTGACCTTTGATATTTTTTTTATCTAAATGAAAATCAACAATTAGGTCGTACAAAGGATCTATCTCGACTTTGTGGTATCCTTTTTTTGATAGATATTCGTCTTTTATTCTTGGTTGAATTATTTCCCTTATTAAATTCCACGCTTCCTCTGTTTTTTTTCTGTACCTAACACCCCAATTAGAACCTTTCTTAGATCCTCCGAAGAACCCCACACTAGTAATGTCTTCTAATTGTGAGAACTTATTTCTATGATCTCTACCATTTGATGATTTGTTACCACCTAAGAACCCTTTGTTTGTGGTTTGAGTGAAGACACGAAAGTCAGAACTATTTAGGTCTATTGATAACCTGTGTTCCGTTTCGACACGTCTCTTTAATTCGAACTCATTCTGATTACTCTCGTCGAACCTCATATATGTGAATAGATATGAAAGTTCAAGTATTAAAGTATCATCATAATGATATATGTCAATAGAACATTTCTCCTGACATTTACCTTTATCTGTTTTCTTGTTTTGTTTGTAATTGAATACCTTCTCCACACCAATAATTTAGGTGAAAAAAAAATAATTGTGTAGTGTTATTTTAGTAATTTATATAGGTATTTATAATAATATTTATAAAATTATGGCATCAAATAAAATTAAACCTTCCTCTAAAGAATACATGAGAGATTCTAAAGGTAAAATAATGAACAGTAAATGGTATTATAAGCACTATACTACTGACAATACTTCCACTGAAGAATTAAAAAAACTGTACGAATCTCCCTCATATAACAAAAAAAAGAATATAATTAAGAAAGAACTTATAAAAAGAGGGGTTCTATAACGAAAAATAGTTAACTATTATTTCACCCATATTGTGTGATGGCACTACGTAACTAAAACCGTGTGTTTCACATATACGGATAACCCCATCTCTCATGGGTTTACTATTACCGGTGATTATTGTTAGACTGAACGTTCCACTATTAGATCTGATTAATAACTCATCTTCGACAAGAATGAACGATTCCGTTCGGTTTAGCCCATGTAAATCAATAACATTACTTCTCACCGATTATTCTTTTCTGATCTTTTATTGAGTACTCAAATATTAGGTTGTATATATCTTTAAGTAATTGTGGTGGCAGACCATCATCATTACATTTAGTTTCAAGTCTTCCATAAATTTCTTCTTTACGTTTCTCACACATATCCGTAATATGGCATTCTCTTTTTAACTTACCTATTAGGTTAGTATCCTTAAATCTTTTTTTGATAGAATCATACAATACATCATCAAAAACATCAATCTTTCTTCTTAATATGTCTAAACGAAAATTATAATTATTCTTTTGGTCCATACTTGTTTCTTACTTTTTCTGAGATAGGTACTGAATCCCCATTTTCGTCGACTCTAACAAACCTAATATTAGTTTGTAGTATAACTGTTTGACTACCTGAATATACGTTATGTGCTCTCGCCTCTAAGTAAAATGTGATTGAAGTGTTCCCAACGTGAACAACATCTCCATAAATTTTGATCAGTTGTCCCTCTTTAGCGGGTTTCTTAAATAGACATTTATCAATCATAACAGTAACCATTCTTGGTGTGTCACATATTTCCATGGCGTAGGCGGCACCTGCGGCATCTAACCATGCTAATAGTTTACCTCCAAATAGGTTTGCGTGAAATCCTAAATCAGATTTCTTTATTGGGTGTGTTGTTATTAATTGCATTAGTTACTAAGGGGTGCTTTAATTGTAGGGTGAGAATGATAGTGTAGTATTTCATAATCAAATTCACCGTTCAGTATATCTGAACTTTTTAATTTTAGTTTTGGTAAAAATTTGTGTGGTTCTCTTTTTAGTTGTTCTTCCGCTTGAAGTATATGGTTCTTATATAGATGTACATCACCTAAATTTCCTATTAACTCACCAGGTATCATACCAACTTCGTCAGCCAATAATAATAATAACATACCATAAGATGCAATATTGAATGGTAATCCTAAAAATGTATCCACACTTCTCTGACTCCACATTAGTGAGAGTGATCGTTTAGGTATCCCCATTGAATCTAAATGTTCATGAAAGTAATCCGAAGATTTAGATATCTTACCTTTATTCATATAATCTATTCTCTCGTCCAAACCTAACTCTCGAGTATATACTTGGAATCCATAATGACAAGGTGGTAGCACCATTTGATCTAACTCTCCAACATTCCATGCATTAACCATTAATCTCCTACTATCAGGATTTGTTTTTAGTTCTTCAATTAGATTTGCAATTTGGTCTTTAGTTCTCTCTACTATAATAGGATTACCACCATTGAATTTCTCAACATAATATTCAGTCCAATTTCTCCACTGCTTTCCATAGATTGGTCCTAACTCACCCCATTGGTCTCTGAATTCTTTATCTTCCCCAAAGTCCTCCATAAACTCCTCCATGGTGAGAGGTTCAATAGTATCATCATCTTTAAAGTTATAATTATAAATGTTTAGGTAATTCTTGTATGCGTCACCATTCCAAATCTTACAACCGTTATCTACCAAATATTTGATATTAGTATCTCCCTTTAAAAACCACTTTAATTCCGTCATGACAGATTTTATCGCCATTTTCTTAGTGGTTAGTAGTGGAAACCCGTCACTCATATTATGACGTATTTGTCTACCGAATAAAGATAATGTTCCTGTACCTGTACGATCTTTTTTCTCAGTACCGTGATGTAAAACGTTTTCTAATATACCGAGATACTGTATGTCTAATTTATTCATAATAATTATTTTATAAAATTATATGTTTTCCAACCCAACCTATAGTACAGAATAGATGCTCGTCTATTCCAATCATCGGTCACACCATACATGGATTTTATTCCTCTGTCACTCTCTTCTTTAAAGAACAAGTAACACATAGAATATCCCGAATTATTAGGTCTATCATCTTTATCCAAATTCACAAAACATCCACCCAAATAAGTTTCATCATCTCCTAGTTCTTGATCAATATCAATCCAATTATACGTAAAATTAGGATTACCCCAATTCCACCCTATACACCTATCTTTATAGTAAAATAAATAAGTGTACGATTTCGATTCAAACCTTTTAATAACCGTTTCCACTGTCGGTGCATCTCCCCAATCAGGAATTTGTTTTATAATTAGGTTGGAGACTTCCCTAATATCATCAATATATGTTTTGTAATTATTTATATCAACGTATTGAAGGGAATAATATGGTGAAGGGTTATGTGACGTTAGATCCCCATCAACCATTCTGTACTGTACTATTTTATTTACGTCTACCATTAAAGGTTACTATCCTACTATTTCTGATTTTTTATCTGGATGTCCTATTACTACTAAATGTTTTTTCATTTCCAAAATACTTGTATACATATTAATGCACAACACAAAAACAAACTAACCACTGTTTTAGTGTTAAGACCTTCATTAAAATGGTGGTTAACCAATATTGCGTATAGAACCATACCTATACCAAACCCTATAAATCTAGCCGGCCATAATAACCCACCTGTACCTGAAACGGCATATTTAGTTCCCCACACATAGAATATTGATAGTAGAGACCCACTAACAATTATTAACCATTCGTTTTTTTGAAACCATTTCCATATAAACTGACCATTCAACTGATAGAATGTTAGGAAATGTGCTACGGTGAAAAGTAAAACGCCAATAAATAAATCATTGTACTTCATAATTAGTAAAAATATACGTAAATTAAATTAAATTATCAACTAGTTATAAGTATGAACGTAAAGATTAATGATCAGATTTTTAATGCCGAATATATGACTTCACCTGAGGAAATTAAACAAGGCATGATGGGGCGTAAGTCCTTAGATGGTTGTATGGTTTTCAACATGGGTAAAGGTCATCATCGTTTTTGGATGAGAAGATGTTTAATACCTTTAGATATTATGTTTGTAAACAACAAAAGGATCAGTGGTATACATCATGATTGTCAACCATGTGACATCGATTGTGAACATAGATATTCGGGAATAGGTGATCACGTTATCGAATTCCCCTCAGGGACCTGTAAAGATAATTTTAAGGTGGGTGATAGAGTTAATCTTCACTTTGAACCAATGGGTTAAAGTCATAAGGAACCCTCGGTTTACGTTTTTCAAATACCCAAAAATATGAATGATATTTTCTAGCGTGGTGTTGTTTCTTCCACTTAGTTCCATTGAATGCATTAACCCTAACGTTAGATGTTAGTACAAACATATCTCTTGGGTAGAAACCTAAAGAATATGCCATATTCATAACCATAACATGACTGAAGTGTTGTTTACCTCCAGAAACGGTGTCTTGACATTTCATTACCACAAACCCATCTTTCTTAGTTAGTCTGTATAGTTCTTTTAGTGTATTATAATAATTTTCTTTTAAATCATTATATGTTCCGTAACCCTCGAACCTTTTTGCAATGATGGAACTATTAGGTCCATTTTTCTTATAACCTTTACCACTACCAACAATAATAAATGGTGGGTCGTACATTATCGCACTCATTGATTCATTTTCAAATGGGAGGTTCTCGGAATCAGACTGAATTACATGTTCGTAATGTGGGATTAAATCTGTCTTATGTGTTGGGTCTGGTAGTCCTTTCCAAAAATTACCCTTAGAGTACGTACAATCCAAATCAAACTTCTCAATACCATATAGATGCATAATATTAGTTATGGTTTCAAAATTAGAGTTATATACACTCTTCACCATTTTAAAATCTTTTTGTACTTCTTCCATTCTATTTGAGTTTGATTATAATAAAATATACAGAAAATAAATGAGAAAAGAAACCCCCCAACGGAAATAAAACAAAACTTTTGTTTATGTTAACTATTGATTATTACTATAGAAATATTTATACTGTATAAAAGTATCGTTACTTTTTAATAAAACCGAATAATTATTATAAAACACTTTATATTATGGGATGTGGATGTAAAAAAAAGAACACACAACAAACAACTAATGAGACTACAACTAAAACTATCCAACAGGGACCAAACAGTCCTATTATAGTTAAGGTTGAGGAGGCTAAGAAAAATTCGTAACTCACAGACGTGAAGTTATAAATCCACTAAATGCCACAGTATTAACCTACCGTGGTATTTTTTTGATATAAATTATATATATAGAAATATATACAAGTATGAGTAAAGCAAAGACAAAGTTAACTACAGTTAACGTTATAGAAAACACTTACAAACAATTCAGAATCAAAACAATAGAGACTGACGGACTCAACTTTCAAAAATTGGTAAATCGTTCTTTAGATTTATATAACACTAATGAAGAGTTTAGAAGTTTGATTGATAGTCATAATGTATTAGCCGTTAGTGGTTCAAGATTTTAAATGAGTATGAGTAAGAAAAAGATTTTACTTTTATCTGATGACATGAGAATGACATCAGGTGTGGCGACCATGTCAAAAGAAATGGTCATAGGTAGTGTGGATAAATTTGATTGGGTTCAGTTGGGTGCCGCTATAAAACACCCTGAGTTTGGTAAAATTGTTGATCTTAATTCCGATGTACGAAATAAAACAGGAGTAAAAGACGCAAGTGTAAAAATATATCCCTCAAACGGCTATGGTAATATTGAGAGGTTACGGGAATTAATTTCAATTGAGAAACCTGACGCAATTTTACATTTTACTGATCCACACTATTGGCAATGGTTATACGACAGTGAGCACGAAATAAGACAACAGATCCCCATTTTCTTTTACCATATATGGGATGACTTACCAGATCCTTATTATAATAGGGATTACTACGAATCTTGTGATTGGTTAGGTTGTATTTCAAAACAAACCTATGGTATAGTTAATAGGGTTGGTATGTCAAATAGGGAGGTCACTCATAAACCATTGAAGAAGTGGCAAGTCAGTTATGTACCTCACGGTATAAATCCTGAAACTTTTAAACCTGTAGAGGTTGATGATGAAATGAGGAAATTTATACACGGCGACAAAGACTATGATTTTATATTGTTCTTTAATAATAGAAATATTAAACGTAAACAACCGTCCGATGTAATATACTCATACAAAACATTTTGTGACACACTTACTGAAGAAGAATCAAGTAAATGTTTACTCCTAATGCATACGAGGTCTATAGATAAAAACGGAACTGACTTAGTTGCGGTCGTTAATGAGTTGTGTCCTAAGTATGATGTAAAATTTACTAACGACAAGTTTGATCAGGACAAGTTAAATAGAATTTATAATACAGTTGATTGTACTATTAACATTGCAAACAATGAAGGTTTTGGTTTGACCACTGCTGAATCTGTAATGTGTGGTACTCCAATAATAGTAAATGTCACTGGTGGATTACAGGACCAGTGTGGATTTGAATTGGATGGTAAGTTAATAACGGCCGATGACTACATAGAGATAGGTACACTCCATGACCCTAAGAAGTGGGAAGGTAAAGTTACTCATGGTGAGTGGGTAAGTCCTGTATGGCCAGCATCAACAACACTAAATGGGTCAGTTAATACCCCTTATATTTTTGATGACCGTATTAATCACTATGATGTTGTTTCTTCTATAAGAGAAATGTACAATTTAGGTAGAGATGAAAGAAAGAGACGAGGACTCGTAGGAAGAAAATATATGGTAAAAAACTTCTCAACCAAGACTATGTGTAATTCATTAGTTAAAGGTATTGAGAAATCATTATCCAAATTCACCCCTAAGAACAAATTTGAATTATTTAAAATAACATAATTAAAAACTATAATATGAATGAAAAATTAATAGAAATGTTAAGGACGGGTGCGTTGGCGGAGAAATCAAAGGCACTCTTAACTTTAGATCTTTTAGGAACTAAAGGGTCGGGTATCGGAGACCACTCAACAGGTGACTTCTATAAAAACGCAGAAGAGGCATTATCAATGCTGGTAGATGCTGACGATAAATTATCAACATTGGATAAGTATTTTCCAATAGATTAGGTTTATTTAAAATTATATGATTAAACAGAAACTATTATTTAGAGGACCAATTAAGACCTTAAGTGGTTATGGTTCTCACTCAAGAGATTTGTTAAAGTCCTTATATGATATGGACTCATTTGACATATACATTGACAGTTGTAATTGGGGTAAGACCCCCATGACTGCTTTAGAACCCGAGGTAAATTTATTTCACACTTGGATAGAGGAAAACATTGTAAGTAGTTTAGATTTCATACCTGACGTGTATATCCAAGTGACCGTACCTAATGAATTTCAACGGAAAGGTAAGTATAATATTGGTGTCACAGCGGGGATAGAAACCACCGCAGCACCTAAGGAATGGATAGATGGGATAAATAGAATGGATAAGGTTATAACCACATCCACCTTCTCAAGAGATGTTTTACTACAAACCGTCTATAACGAAACAGATAAAGTAACGGGTAAGTTAATCTCTCAACATAAAATAAATGTAGATTTAGAAGTTCTTCATGAAGGTGTGGATACTTCAATATACTATGAGAAAGAATCAGACTTAGAGTTAGACTTAGAAGATGATTTTAATTACTTATTTGTTGGTCATTGGTTAAAGGGTGACATCGGACAAGACAGGAAAGACGTAGGTATGTTAATTAAGTGTTTCTGTGATTCGTTTAACGGTGTTGATGATTCTCCTGGATTAATTTTAAAGACATCCAGTGCTAACTTCTCAATTAAACAAAGGGAAGTGATGAGAAAGAAGATACAGAGGATTACATCGTCTTATAGTAACCCACCTAACATTTATTTGTTATTTGGGCAACTTACCGATGATGAGATGAATGACCTATATAATCACCCTAAAGTAAAGTCAATGGTAACTCTAACAAAGGGTGAAGGATTTGGAAGACCCCTGTTAGAATTTTCTATGACGGGTAAACCGATAATTGCATCTAATTGGTCGGGTCACAAAGATTTCCTACCAATGGATAAGGCAATAATGTTAGGTGGTAAATTAACCAACGTACATGAGAGTGCCTCAGATGATTTCATACTTAAAGAATCTAAATGGTTTACATGTAATTACGGTGAAGTTGTTGAGGTGTTTAAAATTGTGAAAGACAAGTATGAAGAGTTCTTAGAAAAGTCTAAGCTTCTTAAAGAAGATAATGAAAGTAACTTCTCTTTAGAATCAACGACAGTCAAGTTTAAAGATATTTTAAAATCAGTAATAATAAACGCGGTTAAACCAAAGAAAACTAAATTGGTTTTACCTGAGTTAAAAAAAATAGAAGAATAGTATGAAAATATTAGTAACAGGTGGGAATGGATTTATTGGTTCTAACCTAATTGGTAGATTATTGAGTGAGGGACATGAAGTATCTTCAATTGATGATTTATCCACGGGATTAAAGGAATACGAAATAGATGGGTGTGATTACCATTACAATGACATTGAACAAATCAATTCGATAGGTGGTAATTTTGACATATGTTATCATTTAGCTGCGTTGTCAAGAATACAACCCTCGTTTGATGATCCTACTGAAACATTTAGAGTTAATGCTGGTGGTTGTCAGTATGTTGCTGATTGGGCTAAGGAAAACAATATTAAAGTGGTTTATGCGGGTTCCTCCTCAAGATGGTGCAACCCTCAAACATCTCCGTATGCAACTTATAAGAGAACAGGTGAAGATATATTCAAAATGTACAGAACCGCTTATGGTTGTGACTTCGAAATCTGTAGATTTTATAACGTGTATGGCCCTAACGAATTGGTGGATGGTACATGGGCTGCAGTGATAGGTATATGGAGACACCAAGTATCAAAAGGGGAACCTATTACGATAGTTGGTGATGGGGAACAAAGAAGAGATTTCACTCATGTCATTGACATTGTTGACGCACTTTATAAAGTGGGTACAGGGAATGAAAAACATGAGGATGCATGGGAATTGGGGACAGGTATGAACTACTCGATAAATCAGGTTTACAATATGTTTACTGAAAGGTTTGGTGATCATCCAAAAATTAACATACCTGATCAACCAGGTAACTATAGATCCACTAAAAGAGAGAATGACGATACTTTAAATAAATTAGGTTGGTCACCTAAAGATAGATTGGAAGACTATATAAAAACCCTATAAATGAAAATTACTTACGCAATTACTGTCTGTAATGAATTTGAGGAAATAAAACGTTTAGTCGGATTTCTACTTAGGAATAAAAGACCAAGTGACAACATAGTGGTTTTATATGACCAAAAAAATGGTTCTGATGAAATCGCCGAGTGGTTGGTTAAACACAATAAATTACCCAACTTCCAAATGTGGAGGGGTTATTTTGATGGTCATTTTGGTGAGTGGAAGAATAAATTATTAGACTATTGTGAGGGTGATTACATTTTTCAAATTGATGCGGACGAAATACCTCATTTAAATTTAATTAATTACCTACCAACAATAATTGATGCGAACCCTAAGAACGAAGTATTTTTAGTTTCAAGAGTGAATACTGTCGAAGGTTTAACTGACGAACACATTAAGAAATGGAAATGGAATGTCAACTCAAAAGGGTGGGTTAATTTTCCTGACTCTCAAGCAAGAATATGGAAAAGAGAGAGTAGAATAAGATGGTACGGTAAAGTACATGAGAGGTTAGTAAATTATAATACGTACACTAACTTACCTGAAGATGAATCATTTTCTTTAATACATCATAAGAATATTGATCGACAAGAGAAACAAAATAACTATTATGATGAACTACAAAGGTGATTTAATTGTAAGTAGATATAGAGAAGACATAACTTGGTTATCGGAGTTTTCTGATTATAGAATTTTCTTATATAATAAAGGGGAACCTATCGAAGGTTCAATTAATTTACCTAACGTTGGTCGAGAAGGTAACACGTATCTAACCCACATAATAAAAAATTATGATAATTTAGGTGAGTGGGTATTCTTTACTCAAGGGCACCCATTTGATCACGTTAGAAATTACAAAGAGATCTTAAAAGAATTTCCAAATACCACCAAATCAATAGTTTTTGAAAAACCTAATCAATTACTATTTTTTAGTGATGGTCCCTTTAAAAGAGTTTTACATTCGAGACCAGACGGGACTCCCCATCACGGAGGTATGGATATAAATGGTGTTTGGGTAGAACTATTTGAAGATCCACCTCTTGAACTATATCCATTTACCGCCGGTGCAATATTTGCGGTTAGTAGAGAGACTATTAGAATGAGAAGTGTGGAGTTTTATAAAAGGGCTAATGAATTATGTGTCAATAAAGTATTAGGTCCGTGGATCTTCGAACGACTATTCATTTCAATATTCGATAACACCAATAAATAATGGATATCTCTTTAGTACTTGCTGTTTTTAATAACTTAGACTATACCAAGAATACATATCAAAGGGTAAGAGATATATACCCTGACGCTCCTATGGTTATTAGTAGTGGTGGATCTACAGATGGTACGTTAGATTGGTTACAGTCTTTGGATGACGATAACCTTTCCTATATACATGATGACGATCAATTAACTTTCTCAGACAATTATAATTCGGCCATCAAGTTAGTTGATACCGATAAGTTGGTTTTGATTCATAATGATATGGTGATCGGTAAGAATTTTTTAGAGAATCTATCGGAACTGATTGATGAAAAGTCTCTTATCACGTATACCACTATTGAACCCCCAATTTTTAAAGGACATAAAAGACCTGGTAAAGTTATATTAGAATTGGGTAGAGGATTCAACGATTTTAATTATCACTTATTTGACCAATACGTTGACAAAGTTAAGGAAAGAAAGGACTTAGTTAATGGGGGTACATTTTTTATGTCGGGTTATAAGAAAACGTTTATTGATGTTGGTTTATTTGATGGTTTTACTTTTGATCCTTTTTTCTGTGAAGATGATGATTTCATTATTAGATCCAAATTAAAAGGTTACTCACTTAAAACAACAGAGTGTGCTGTAGTATATCATTTTGTTTCTAAAACAAGTAGAGTGTTGCGGTCCGAAGAAAGTAAATTAAGTGAACACAGAAACATACGTAACTTTATACGTAAATGGGGTATCACAATACCGACATTCAACGAACTGTATTATTGGGAAGATGAAATTTTTAATTATCCGACGTTTAATATGGGTATTGAATTAAGGAGTGACAAACACTTATATAGGTTGGAACCTTATTTTGATAAACTATATTTAGGTGGTACTGCACCCACCGAATATATTGCAAATGAACAACCTAACACTAACTATGATTTAAGATCTAAATTTTTATTATGTGATGTTGTGGATGTAATGATCATTGAGACCGAAATAATGAACGAGGAAGATCTTCATGTAATAAACAAAATCCGATTATCAATTCCACACTACGATGTAGGAGAATATCAAATCGGAAATTTGAAAATCATAATTAAAAAGAAAGTTTAAACTACCCCACTAAATTAAATAAGATATTGTATTGGTCTTTTGTTTTACCCGCATCTTTAAGGTCGTCCTTAGTGATTACTGGGTGATCCAATTCTATCTCTTTAGTAAGTAACTTATTATATTCATTTAAGAATTCTACATACTTAGGATTTTTAACCGTTTCAGTTTTCTTCCCTTTCTTTTTTTCGATTGTTGGTGTTATTTGTACACCACCTTCTTCTGTTTTCTCACCAAACTTTTCAATTAGTTCGTTTCTTAGTTCATCAACTTTACCTCTTTCATCTTTTAATTTCTCAGAGAGTTCTCTAAGTTCATACTTCAATAAGATTGATAGTGGTTGTGCTGCAAAACCTTCATAGATTACTTCACCGTTTTGAGGATTAGTATACCCATTTATTTCTGCGTCCAATTGTAGGATTTGATCGATTGTTAACTTTGTTGACATAATGTTATTTTTTAGAAATATAGTTTATTTAATTGTAAAAGTCAAGTCTAAAGAACTATAGACAATCATAATTATTACCCAAACCGAAATGGATAATAAATATTTTTTAATTGGAGTACCAAAATACTGTTGTCCAATATATATACATTTATGTGTTGGAGATAAAAGGTAACCTGAATAGCACATGGTAAATAAGAATAGAAAATATTGTATTCCCATAATGGAGGTCACTAATGAAACTATCCCTGCGTACTTCCCTGATGACCCTAATAGAAAAGAACCTATAAAACATAACGTACCAACTAAGAGTATATTATGGTCGGATGTAACCCCACCTAAATTAGTCTTTATTTCATTACCATATAATGAAATAAGATTAGAAACAATAATCACAATACCCACACTTAAAACTAATCTCCATCTAACGTGTTTTAATAATTTACCCCACGAGTTGGAGTAACTTACTAAGTAAAGGGTGAATCCACAAAATAAAGGTAAATAACGATCCGTTAGACCCGCCAATACTAATGTTAGTATGAAGGGTAGGAATATTGAATATATGTTCTTATAATTGACCTGATGATGTTTTGGTATTTCAATGTTTCCGTCTTGGAATTTGTAAATGTATACACCTATTACAAGTATAGATATTATAAGTAATGGATACACCATACCCATTAATTCACCATACGTAACACCTAAAATGGCCATAGGTATTATGACTGTTTTTTCTAATGGTGACCATATGTAATAATGGTGTGTTGATAGGTAGTCAATTATTCCGTAATTTTCTCTCCCTTGTTTATCTTTGGGTGCAACGGTGTCGAGTATACCCGCTGAAACCGCAACCCTACCAGGTATGGGTAATATCCCACCAAATAAAGATATTAAAAATAAGACGACCTTCTTGGATTTAACTGTTTTTAGTATTAAACTAAACACATCTAATAGGTAACCCTTTTCTTTTAAGATTCCCGTTATTACCATTATAAATGAGAGGTAAATTAGGAAGTGTTGGTTATTCGTTAAAACCTCCATCCAAATATAAGGGTATTTCTAAATTTTTTAGCGTCTTGATTTAATCCTGGTAGTATCTCAAAGTTAAGGTAGGAGTTTCCATTAAACCTATATTGTACAGCGGGTCCAACATACCATTCATTTGAACCATCTACATCATTATGTCTAAACATATTTGAAATTCCTATGGTTAGATCGTCATTAATTATACTACCGTAAGATGCGGTATATGCGTACTGTCTTTTTTGATCCTCTCTATTAGGTGCCGTATATGCCTCATAAATAAGATTTACACCCCATATACCCTTCTTTCCAATCCTATCACCCAAAAGTATTTTAGGTTCAATACCTTGGTACTTTCCATCTAATAATTTATGTTCGAAATATAGTGTTGGGTTACCCCATATCTTACCCCACTCCGCCAGTGCGTATCTTATTTCCCATGAGAACCCTCTGAACCCAAACGAGGATTCATAACCACCTGATTTATAGACGGTATGAATATATAAATCTAATTCTAATCTTTCGGCTAATCCAAATGCAAACTCATCTCTCATCCTAACCTCTGTAGGATCACCACCTCTTGGTGTTCTCATGTCAAACCATTTTTCATACATTACAGTACCTTTAGGTACCATTATGTAAGTTCTTGTTGCTGGAAATTTTCTAACAAGAGTCCACGCGGGTTGTTTATTCTCACCAACCAACTCAAATTGGGAATATTTTTTAGCTGTGACCACCACTTCATCAAGTGACTTCACTTCTGTACTGTCTTTTTGACCGTTATTTAGAGATCTCGAAGTGTATTGTGCGAAGACCTGATTGGTAGATAATGTGATTAATAATAATATTAATATTCTGTTCATTTTTTAAAGTATTTAACGATAATTTAAATAAATTTTATATGAAAGTCAACTACTTTTCTAAAAGAAATACCCCAATTCCATTCCAAAAGTCTTTCATATCCTCACCCTTAGTAAAGATTTCTTTTTGGTGTGATACAAACAATTTTTCCTCGTCTATGATTCTATAAAGTGCTCCACTATCCCAATTCCAATCGTCCATTATCAGTATTGTCTTGTCTGAGAATTGAGGGATTAATTTTTTAAGTGTAACATACTGATCGTGAAACTTAGTGTCCCCATCATAGAAAACAATATCTAATTTAGGTAGTTGGGAATAATCAAAGGTTGTATAATCTGTTTTGTATATATCCAACCTATCGGGATCCCCAAACCGATTAACATTATCTATGAAGTTTTCCTGTGGTGTTACATCTAACCCTTGTTTTAAGTACGATGCCAATTTTTGACTAACACCCATCGGCATTAAGTTAGGTGATGCGAAGTTATCAATACCTATAGCGTGTAGTTTATCATTATTATAAATGGCGGAACAGAACGTTGCACCTCTAAAAACACCAACCTCTAAATACGTCCCCTCTATTGAACATATGTTGTTGAGTAACGATCTTACTTTGTTACTTGTAATTCCGTGAATATTCAATACATCTTGGTTAAGTTTAGATACTTCTCTTTCACCCCACCTAATTGAGTCGTCTATGTGTTTAATTAGATCCATTAAGTTTTCTTTTTTTATGTTCCGACACTATATCACAGTAGTTACAATCCCAACACTGAAATTTACATTTCTTAATTTTCTTTCTCCACCCTCTCAACTCTTCGTATGGTACACCATCTAAATATGTTTTAGAGGATGACGACAATACCTCTTTACCTTTGGAATATGACTCAATAATTTCCATAGTTTCGTTAAGTCTATCAAAACTATCTCTACCATGCATTTTAAAAACGTCAACATGGTTCAGGTATTCATTAAACTCCTCTTTGAATGGAGGAATTGTTGCGGTTTTAAAAAAGAATGCATCAACCTCGTCTTCCCATTTGTGTTCACAAGTTACTTTAGATATTTCATGGTGAAAGTATGGTAATTCGTTTGGTTTTCTTAAGTTATTGTATGAGTAGTGTTCATCCATAACGGGACACCTACCTAAACAACCTTCATTAGTTAGTAATGCAATTTCAATATACCTACCGTGTTTCTGTTGAAACATCAGTTGTGCCCTTCTAATATTTTTCAATTCTTCCACATCCCTCATTAGTATTCTGTCCACATTAATATAATCAAAACCTTGTTCAGCGGAATACCAAAAATCTTGTGCAGTATTAACCTTCCTAAGTATGGTATTTTTAATATGCATCTCAGGAAAATGATCCTTTAGACCCATAGCAACCCAATGACCATGAGGAATTGTCATAGACCTTAACCCTTTCTCATAAAGGGGTTTTAAATTATCAATAAAGAGTTTATAGTTTTCATACTTTGGTGATACGTTAAAGTTATTAAAAGTTGCACTTACTTTTATTCCTAACGATTCTTGTATCATCATTGCATTTTCAAAAACAGAGTTTCTGTCATTATCATCTATGATTGATCCCATCGCATCTTGAGTAAATGGTGGTATCCTACATGTGAAATATATATCATAAATCCAATCCTTATGTTCCTTTAAAAAAGGGTAGAATACATGTGTGAACGCTTGCTCACTTAACATTGGATTTAACGGTATTGAAAAAATCTTACTCATTCTCTAAACATCCCCCACATATTCCATTACATTCTGTCTTGTAAAAAACACAATCTAAACAGTCTTGTGGTATTTTATAATTTTTATGATTATCTCTATAAAGGTCGTCGAACTCATCTCTTAGAGTTAATATACTATTTTCTCCCGAAATTTTCAATACATTATCTATCTTAACTTTATCTTGTAAAGGATAACAATGAATAGATGAACCATCAGGAAAAATATCTAATGGCATAAACCCACATATCTTATCGTACCCTTTTACTTTAAAAGTGGCGAAGTCGAATGAGTTTTGTATAATTGATTCTTTTGTTTTACCCTCCCATAAACATGGTGGTACTTGACAATCGGATGTAACCCTTATATTGTTGTACATTCCAAATTTAAGTATCTTGGTAACCTCCTTACCCATCTCCTTATTATTAATTAGATAGGTACCTGTTAGATCTAAACCTAACCTTATTGCATTTAGTTTACCATCTAACGCATGGTACAACCACTTTATGTAATCATACATTTTTCTTTCTTTCCAATCTGACGATAGTGTTAGTGCAATGAATAATCTTGGATTTTCTTCAAAACCCCACGTATTGGCATACGCCGTGTAGAGTGATAGATAATTCTTTTTAAATAGATTTAATCTATTCTTTTCATCTAACTCCGCACCATTAGGTAGGACCCATTGAATATGTCTTATATTAGTGGTTATGTAATCTAATGTTCTCTTACCAAATAATAAGTTACTTACAAGATTAACTTTATAACCTCTAGAGATTATATAATCCATTAGTCCAATAAAGTTTGAATGTTGTGTCGGTTCACCACCTAAAATGGTAACCTCTTCTCTAGAACCTTTTACGTCAAAGTGGTCAAGTAGTTCACCAACCTTTTCTATTGACATTTCACCAAGAGTGTGTTTTAGTCTTGCATCTTCTTTTGTAAAACAGAACGAACAACCTTTAGCACATGTACCATTTATTGCTAAATTCATTTAGTTATTTTTAGAAATCTATCTTCAGTGTCAGTGGGGTTGTCTCAATTTCCTCATCAATCTTTTGTTGTCTACTCATACCTACACCAAATTTCTCATGTCTTACTCTGTGACAATCCGCTATAGTGTTACAATTTTTAACTTTTGTTTCTAAAAGTTGTTGTTCAAGAAGTAGTGTTGCTAATTTTGTGTTATATGTTGTAACATTAGATATAATCTTATCCACCAATACTTGTTTGTCAATACCCCTACCACTTGAAAGTATATCTATCACAGGTGTTGGGTAGTTACTGTTCTCTTGATATGCGAACGCCTCTCTCTTCTGTTCCTCCCACGTATCTTTCTCTAAATCAGACGTATCAACCATAAGATCTTTATACCTCGTAAAGAATCTATCCGCAATAACCTTTAGAAGAACCGCCTTATTAAAATCAACACCCAATTGTTTGTCCTCATCTGTAAGTGTGTATTTAACTTTTTCTTCTTCAGTTTCTGAAGACTCAGCTAAAACAGGTACCTCATCCATCATTGATGAATTTGTTCTTATACTTACATAACTTTTATATATGTCCGCAAAAATAAAACCTTTTCCAACGTCCTCAGTTATGACAGACGCATTAAACTTATCCAAATCTAATCTCATGTCATCATATATATCTTCAATACGACCGTAGTAATAATTCATGTAGGATCCAACAACTCTGATGTATCCAGGTATTTCACCAGTTATTTTAAAAATAATATGTCTCATTATAAAAGTTTTTCAGTATCAGGTTTATCTGCCTTACCCAACTTAAGTTGATTTCTCAACGATTCTTCAATTGAGAAACTATTTGTGGTCGCGTTAGACATTAGTTGATTAATGTTCTTATCTATAAATACTGTGTAAGAGGAAGCAAGTGATAAAACTTGTTTCTGTTGTTCGGCCGACATCATTAAAATAGAATCTAAGTTACCTGTACCCACTCTACCATACGATATCATATCTAACATGGCTTGTTTTGCCATTCTGACTGTCCAATACTCATGTTCAAATTTATCTTCTAAATCTTTATTACCTATGACATCTATTAAATTAGAACCGTCAGGTAATTTGGCATCATCAGTGTTTAAGAAATCTTTTATTAGATCAATAAACCCTTGTCTCTCAATATAAGCGTCCTTCAAGTTTCTTTTAAACTTTCTAAGGTCAATCTTCATATCCGCAATATTAAGGTCAACTAATTGTTTTCTTTTAGGGTCGGTAAGAAATTCTTTACTCTCCTCTTGTATTTGTATTTCTAAGTCTTGTTTTTGTACAGTATACTCTAAATGTTCGACCGCATCTTCACGACCTCTGAGTTCAAGTAACCACTGTTTCAATTTTGCGTATGGGGTAATTTGTGCTCCCCCAACAAAAGTCTCTGCCTTATATCTCGGTAGTGCAAATGATACCTGTTCCGCTATTTCTATGAGTTTAGAGTTTGCACCATCTCTTTCGTATTTAAAGTCTTGCATATAATAAAATTTTACTATAATATAAGTATAAAAAAGTATTAAATAAAGTGTAAAATGGTATTATTCTCTCCAACCACAATGACCTGAAGATGTACCCGCATTCACTGCTGGTGGGAGACCCGCCGGATTTAAAACACCTGTGTCTGTTTGATAATACATCTTCCAACTATCGTTATTTTGAAGACTACTACCATAACAACCTAACATGTATTGCCAATCCTGTCCCATTGCGAAATTTTCTTCACCGGAATTAGATCTTAACTTAGGAATATTACCAATATTGGTATCTGTAGATGTATCCCATCTTCTCAAATTGTAACCACCTTGGTAAGATCCCTCATTACCGGCATAACCCTTACCAACTTTAGACGCAATACCTTTTTGTTGTCCGTGTGCTGACCATGAACTTGATGAACTTGATATAGTCTCCGTAGAGAATTCCATTTTTATACTACTTGTACTCCATCCATATCCATGGGTTTCATTACAAAAAGAACTCGCTCCACCACTACTACTTATCGAGGTTACCCCGTAGTTTGTTATTGTCGTTTCATTACTTAAATTAAATTTATCTACCTCAGTTCTGTTACCCGCAAAAATCCAAGCAAACTCATGTTCTTTCCACATGGTTCCACAATCGGACCTACTATATTGTAAGTCGTGGTTAGATTGGTGTGCGTAATTAGTATCGGTCATCATGTTAACCGCCGAAGTTGTGTTACTATGTAGGGTTGTTGGTCCTTTGTGTGCACTATCGGTGTTTACGGACCACATATAAAATATAGTTTTACTACACGCACCTGAAGTATAGTTTGCAGGGTAATCTAATAACTCACCAATGTGAGTTGTCTGATCGGTTGCGTTGGTTGCCTTGTGTACATTCTTCCAAGGTGAACTTGATTTGTATCCGCCAGCCATATACGAATAATTAATTATTTGTCTGTACTTAAAGTTAGTTCCTTCATTCTGTTGTGCCGATATTCGTTCCCAACCATTTTCTATATTTGAAACACCTGTATAAACCATAAGGTAATTTGTGTGTTCGGATGATTCTTCTAAGAATAGAGAACCGGATAATGGGTTCGACGGTCTCTGTGACTTAACACCTTTTGGTGGTCTTGCAGTGACTCTGTCCACTTTAAGTGAACCACTAACGGACATATTTTCGTATATCATATTCTTTTTATTTTATTCTCTCCAACCACAATGTCCAGAGGAAGTCCCCGGGTTTACCGCGGGATTTAAACCTGTAACACTTGTAGTTCCTGTGTCTGTTGCGTACGTGAATTTCCACGAATTATTATTTTGTAAACCATTATAATTACCTAACATATACTGCCAATCCTGACCCATAGTAAAGTTTTCTTCACCACAATTTCCGTCAGGTTTCACGACGTTACCAATATTTGTGTCTGTTTGATTACTCCATCTTCTCAAGTTGTAACCTCCATTATAAGAACCTTCATTACCAGCATAACCTTTACCAACTTTAGAACTAATCCCTTTCTGTTGTGAGTGATTACCCCAACGATCCGAGGTTGCAAATGTTTCAGTTGCGAAGTTTAGTTTAACACCAGCACTTGAAGTCCACCCATAACCATGAAGTTCATCTGAAAATGCGGAAGCACCGTCACTACCGTTTATTGTTGTTAATGTATATGCGGTATGTAAAGATTCCGTGGTTAAGTTAAATAACTCCACGGTTGCCGAACCACCACTAAAAAGGTATGCCATATCAGTTTCTTTATGCATAGTACCTAAATCACTTCTTGATATAGTTGTATCCATCGCCGCAGTATGTGCATAGTTGGTGTCAGTTATCATATTTACCGCTGATGTGGTTGTACCATGTACATTACCCGCACTCTTCCATGCACCATCACTATTAACAGACCATACGTAGAAAATAGTTCTACTACATGCTCCTGAGGTATATGATGCAGGATAATCCAATAACTCACCTAAGTGAGTTGTCTGATCTGTTGAATTAACCGTTTTGTGTACGTTCTTCCAAGGTGAACTTGATTTGTAACCACCGGCTAGATATGAATAATTTATTATCTGATTGTACTTGAAACTCGTTTTACCAAAATTACTTTGATTTGAAATTCTTTCCCATCCACCATCGTTTCCGTTACCTGTATAAACCATCAAGAAACTATTATCAAAACTACCTGAGGTTGTCATTTCCAAATATAGGGACCCGTTTTCTGGTGAAGATGGTCTACTCGCCTTCAAACCTGAAGGAGGTCTTGTAGGTCCTTGTCCTCTTAATGATCCACTAATTTCTAAATTTTCAAATATCATATCTATAAATAGTTAATTTCTCCAACCACAATGTCCTGATGATGCACCTGCGTTAACACCTGGTGCTAACCCTGCAGGATTTACCGTACCCGTATCTGTCGTATATGAGAATTTCCAACTTGTATTTGTTTGACCTGTACCATCATATGTTGCTAACATGTATTGATGGTCTTGTCCTAATGTGAAATTCTCTTCTCCACAATTTGCATGTGGTTTAGGGACATTACCAATATTAGTTTCAGTGAAAACGTCCCACCTTCTTAAATTGTAACCTCCATTATATGTACCTTCATTTCCACAATAACCTTTACCAACTTTAGAACTTATCCCTTTCTGTTGCCCACTAGATGCCCATGAGGATGCCCTTGTCTCGAACACATCAGTAGCAAAGTGACATTTGTTTCCACTTTCAGAACCATACCCATAACCATAGTTTTCATCAGAAAACCCTGAAGAACCTAATGTACTCGTAATGGATAATGTTGTTGTAACATAAGGTGACCCACCTGGATAATAAGTGGTATACATTGTCTCATTAGTTAAATTAAATTTTTCTACAGTAGCTACCGATCCACCAAAAACATATGCAAATTCGGTTTCCTTAAACAAAGTTCCACAATCATCCCTTGCATTTAATAAATCCCACTTAGATTGGTGTGCGTATGTTGTTTCATTCACCATATCAATACCAGATGTGTGAGTTGAATGTATTGTGGTAGCCCCTTTATGACCACCATCTGTATTTGTTGACCATAAGAATAGTTTAGTCTTACTACATACTCCTGAGGTATAATTTGCGGGGTAATCTAATAACTCACCTAAGTGAGATGTTTGGTCAGTTGCGTTAATTGTTTTATGTACATTCTTCCAAGGTGAACCTGACTTATATCCACCTGCCAAATATGAATAGTTTATTATTTGTCTGTATTTGAATCCTGTTCTGTCAGTATCTTGTGAACCCACGGGTTCCCAACCATCATCATAATTAGATGAACCAGTGTATGTAACAACGAAACTACCACTTGTAGATTCTTCTAAGTACATAGAACCTGTCTCAGGTGAAGTGGGTCTTTCCCCTCTACTACCTCTTGGTATGATAAATTGTCCACTCACGTCAAGTGAACCACTAACTATTACGTTTTCTCTAATCATTTAACTCTTTTTTATCCTGTTACGACTACTCTTCCTGATCTACTTGTTTCAAATTTAACCACAACCACCCCATTTAAAGAATTTATTGCCGAAGGGAAAAATAAATCACCATTACTATCATATACCTGTACAATCACGTTGTCGGTTCCTAAACCATGGGTAAAAGTAACGGTACCCACATTACTGAATGTAGAAACATTAACCGCCGGTATCTTTTTCCAAGATTGCCAAGTACCACTATTTTTACCTCTAACCGCAATTCGTCCACTTCTATAGTCACCCGCAATTTGATGTTGCCATGCTGAACTATATATTTGTGAGTAGAGTGCTCCGTCAGTTGCGTTACCTGAGAAGTTTGTCACACCACCTGTGTAGTATGTGATACCCGCACTATCTAAGGAGTCCGCATCAATCCCTGCACCTGAATTTGTGTTTCTAAATGCGACACCATCAATCATATCTGCTGATCCCGCTGTGGATGCGTAACTCACTGATTGGGATCCAATATTTCCTGAGTGTATAAATTCTCTCCAACCCTCTAATGAACCATTTTCCATTCTTTGGAACCATACTTGGTCATCATGGAAATCAAACGCCATTTGTACATAGTAACCAGCACTATTTGCGTGGTTCATTATTATTTGGTGGTGCCAATCAGTATTTGGGTTTTGTGGTGCCTCACCATTCATACCTGTACCTCCCGCACCACTCTGATCCATCCATTGGAATTGACCCGTACCGAACGTAATTGATGAGTTCTCGGTAATTCTATTGTGGTCGTGAGATGAATATGCATATCTACCGTCTAAATCGACTGTCTGATCAGTTGCCCCATTCACACTCGCCGTAAGAACACCAGTACTAGTATCGAAACTTAATCCATCAACATAGTAATTATCATTTCCACTATCGGTGACTGTTTCTGTGGCCGTAGTTATACCCGTAACGTGTCCGTTACCATCCACTAAAATGTCCTGAACATACGTTCTACCACTATTGTTAGAAGATGTGGCCGCAGTAATATTATCGTGGGCTGTATAACTTTCAGAGGTTAAATACCTACCATCAATATCGACAGTAAATCCAGCATTACCTGTTCCTGTACCTGTAATTACACCTGTAGCATCATCAAACGTAGCTCCACTTATGTAATCTATATCATTATCATTTCCACTATCGGTGACTGTCTCTGTTGCTGTTGTAACACCCGTAACGTGTCCATTACCATCTAATAAGATGTCTTGTATATATGTTCTACCCGAGTTATCTGAAGAAGTAGCCGCGGTGATCGTTGGGTGTTGTTGGTATGAAGTATAGTTACCTGCGTGAACCACAATGTTACCGTTGATTCTAACCGCACTGTTACCATTAACCACAAAGTTAACACCATCAGTCGCATCGTTATGTGATTTAATCTCAATGACAGAACCTGACAATCCACCACTATTACTTGTGTGTAATATATGTGCGGTATCTGAGGAATCTGTGGTATCTTCTTTATCATAACCTGTCCAATAGATACCTCTACCTTGGTTGGATGTGGTTACAGGTCCATCAAACTCAATATTACCACTTCCGTTAATTACTTTATTGTTTCCAACGTATAATGAACCAAGTGGGTCAATAGTAATAGCACCACTTGCATTAACATTAAAAATTGGAACACCTGACGAATCAGAGACGGCAAATAAATCACCTGTTAAATCATCTGTAATTGAGAATAACTGACCACTTGTACCTTGGATATCGAATATTGTTGATCCCGATGTGGATGATGTCAACGTTAGTTTATCAGTAAATTCTGACTGACCATTTGATCCTAAAGTTAATATTCTTGTACTTGATTTAACGAATTGTAAGTTACCACCACTGTTTGTTGTTAGATCATTTGGTGATTCAACAATTCTAAATCCGTTACCACCTAACCATTCGATACCTTCTGTTGGTCCTGGGTCTGCAATTGTAATATGGTTAACATTACTTATTGAACCATTAACCATATTAATACCACTACCGTTCATGTTAATGGCACCACTCATAGTTCCACCGGATTTTAGTAGGAAGTCACCTGATGCATATCCTGCCGCTGAGTGGTCTCCCCATCCATATGCGGTATTCCAATTATTAATACTACTTTGTTGAAAGTGTCCGGTGTGCCATAATTGGTATCCAGTACCCCATGACGCCGAGTCGTATGATTGGTCAGAGACGTAAACATTTGTACTGTACTTGTCGAACACCAATGCGTGTGACCCTTTTACATCACCACCATTATATGCACTAATCCAAAGTACATCATTCCAAGATCCCCCGAATCCAAGGTTAGTGTTTGATAGCATCGCTATCTTCAGTTTTCCTGATCCAAACGTTGCTGAATTTGGTTTTTCTGTACCACCAGCTGAGTAGTGTCCACCTAAATAGGAACCAACAGCATTACCACCACTTGTATATGTTTTATTTTCTGAAAGTGATTTTAAACCATACCTACCATCAATAGCGACAGTCCATGTACCTCCATGGTGTGTCCCTGTTATAATACCGTTACCCGTATTGAATGATGCACTTGTCGTATACCAGTTAACATCTGTATCAACCGCAAACCCTGAAACATCTACGGTACTTCCGTTTGATTTGGTTAAGGTTAGTATCTGATTACCACTGTTATATGTACCACCCGTTACAGTAACGTCTATTAGGGCTGATGCTATACTTACACTGTAAGTATCTCCATCATTTCTTGTGAATTCAAGGGTACCTGAACCACCATTAAAAGTGGCACCTGTCGTATATTCATTAGTATCGGTATATCCTGTTATGTACCCTGCAGTATTGTGGTCTCCCCATCCATATGCGGTTTTAAAGTTTTGTATGTTTGTTTTACTTAATTCCTCACCGTCAATATAAAGTTTCTTTTGGTAGAGTTTCATCCACTCTTGATAGTTTCCAGTCCCATCTAAACCTACATCGTATGCTCTCCAAACAAATGGTTCACTATAATCATCAGAAGTCCAAAACTCCATTTCACCATCATTATTGGTGTAGTTAAATCTAATACCCGCAACATCATTAGTTCCTGTCGGAACAAACTTTATCATTGGGTTAGTACCTGTCATATTAAGATTACCCGATAACGATCCTCCCGACAATTGTAGATATCTATTGTCTACATCAACCGTATATGTGTCACCATCATTTCTTGTAAATGTGATTATACCATTACCACTATTAAATGTGGCACCTGTTGTATACTCGTCATTTTTCACATACCCTTCAGTGGAATGGTCACCCCATCCATATGCGGTTTTAAAGTTTTGGATATTAGTTTTGGTGAGGTCTTCCCCATCTAACCTAAGTAAATCCCCTCTAAGTAGTGCGGTTTTTCTTGCCGCCCATCCACCTGACCAATTACCTGTTTCTGAATTAACCTCAAGACCTTGTTCTGCATTGATATAAACATATTCATTTCCTTGTCCCGTAGCGTAAGCGTAAGATTCACCAGCATTCAATATTAAGTGTTGTCCCGCACCCCTTATATCTCCATTGACAGTCAATGATCCTGTGAACGTATCTGTAGTGTTTAATAAATAACCGCTTAAGTCTTGGTCACCTGTGTATCCCGCTACTGAATGATCTCCCCATCCATATGCTGTATTCCATTGTGAGATGTTAGTTGAACTAAAATCACCACTGTGCCATAATTGTTTCCATGTTTGCCATGTTGAACTGTCCGTTCTGGTCCTCATGTAAAAATCTGATCCGTTATAGTGTGCACCTATCTGAAACATAGATGCTGAACCACCTACATTACTTGAAAATAGGTGTGCACTCGCTCCCGTGTAATTTATGACATAACTTCCACTACCCGTAACTCTGGTTTCTGTCTTAGAATCATCAAACGGATTACCACCTGTTAAACTTATACTTCCTTTATTATCTTGGAAATATCTATCGTCATGATTATGTGAACTTAGTGCGTATCTACCATCTAAATCGACATTGAACGTATCACCACCATTATTTCTAGTGAATGTAATAATACCGTTACCTGTGTTAAATGTCGCACCTGTTGTAAATTCATTTGTATTTGTAAATCCTGTAATATATCCAACTTGTGAGTGGTCACCCCATCCATATGCGGTATCCCAATTAGTATCTTTTCTTGTACCCGCACCTGTACCTGTCGCCGGTTTGGAGTATATACCTTCTTTGTACATTAACTTACCATCGGCAAGTATTGTCATTGTGGGTTGATTTGTTGATAACACTATAGACGCACCAGAACCATAACTAGAACCGTCACCATGGTAATGTGTTATATATGCTCTTTGTGTACCAGTCCCTGGGTTATCACTAAATTCAATTCCCGTACCTAACCCATTACTTGAGTTTTCTAACTTTAAACTATATGTGTTACTGCTTGAAATAGTACCACCATCTAGTGGTAAATACCTACCATCAATATCAACAGTCCATGTATCACCTCCATTACGTGTTCCTGTTATAATACCGTTACCGGTATTAAACGTTGCACCCGTTGTAAAATTATTTGTATTATCAAGTGCAAATCCCGTAACTTCAACAGTAGTCCCGTCTGATTTTGTTAATGTTAATGTTTGGTTACCATCATTATATGTACCACCTGTAACAGTAACTTCCGTTAATGCTGATGATATATCTACTGAGTATGTGTCGCCATCATTTCTTGTGAATGTAACAATTCCTGTCCCACCATTCCATGTTGCTCCTGTTGTGTACTCATCATTATATTCTTTTAGATAATTTTCAGTTGAATGATCTCCCCATCCGTACGCTGTATTCCATTGTGATGAATCACCACCATTTGCGTATATTCCTGACCATCTATATGATGACGAACCTAAACTTCTTGTGTTGTTGGTGTATGGTCTAACATCTCCGTCGAAGACAGTTGATGAAGTACCAAAATAGAATGGTTTATTACCTTCGAAATGTATCCACCCTGAGTTCTTAGAACCAATATCAATATAACCTGTAGATGTTTTAAATCTAAACGCATTACCAGCCGCTTCCTCTATTATTGAATTACCGTCGTTAAGGTTTACCCCACCAACAGTAATAATATTCGAAGTGGTCGCACCTCTATCGGTTACACTATCTAAAGTGTCCACTTCACTATATCCTGTGATATACCCTTCGGTAGAGTGATCACCCCATCCATATGCTGTATTCCAATTTCCTGAATTACCTCCTGATGCGGTTACAACACCACTAAAATCACCAAGACCACCATAAACACCTTTCCATCTGTATGTAGATGTACCCATATTTGAGTTAGAGGCTGTGGTTGATGTGTTTGGTATTAATGCGGTTCCAACAAAATGTACATGATTTTGGTCACCACTCCTACCAAAACTTGCGTTACCCATTTGTACGGTAGGTACGGTAAGAGTACCTGTCATGGTGTCTCCACCTAATTTTACATATCTACCATCTAAATCAACGGTTTGATTTGTCGATCCATTAACACTTGCGGTAAAGACACCAGTAGATAAATTAAATTCTACACCATCAACGTAGTAATTGTCATTACCACTATCTGTTACTGTTTCAGTGGCAGTGGTTAGTCCTGTTACGTGTCCATTACCGTCTAATAGAATATCTTGGATATATGTTCTTCCACTATTGTTAGAAGATGCCGGTGATGCAATTGGTGGGTGTTGTGTTAAATACGTATTTGAATCTACACTACCATCCGCCTTTAAGAATTGTGATGATGTACCACCACTCTTAATAAATGAAGTCGCTGTAAGGTTACCACCATTAGATAATGACATTTTAGTGGTGTACCCACTATTATAATGTTTCCAATTAATTGCAGAACCATCATATAAAACTTGGTAATAATTAGAACCGTTTGCTTTGAACCTATATCCATATTCACTATAATCCGTACCATCTAATGCAATTGCCACACCGGCATTTGCGGAGGATTCACCAGCACTCGCGTTAATTACTAATGGTGCCCATGGTGATCCACTACCTAATGTTATTCCTCTTGAGGTGGTATTACCCCTTGCAACCACACTATCTAAAGTGTCTGTTTCAGAATAACTTGTTAAATACCTACCGTCTATATCGACAGTAAATGTATCCCCATCATTTCTTTTAAATGTAATTACACCATTACCACTATTAAATGTGGCACCTGTCGTATATTCATCATTATAATCTGTTAGGTAATTTTGATCACCAACCCAATCTCTTGTTGCAATATGATACCATGTTGATCCCGTTATTGTGTTAGTACCCGCAAAATTTCTAAAGTATAATCCGTCTCCATTAACTAATGTTGATCCCCCTAATTGGAAACCATAATTACCGTCTGTTTGAGATACATGTAATATTGTGTTGTGACCACTGATAGGTCCGTTAGACGCGAAATTTCTATATATACCAAATTCTGTATAATCATTAGCGTCACCATTTGTACTATATAATTCACTATGTACTTGTGCCCTTGTGTCTAAAAATCTACCGTCTATATCAACAGTAAATGTGTCACCATCATTTCTTTTAAATGTAATTACACCATTACCACTATTAAATGTTGCTCCTGTTGTGTATTCATTGTTGTAATCTGTAAGATAACTTCCTGTTTCCGCCTCAATACCATCTAATCTACTATCTAAAGTGGTTAAGTCCGTATTATCTAATAATCTTTCTTCAGATCCTTTTTGACCACCCTTCCAATAGTTGGTTTGTCCGTCCCATATTAAAGAACCAGATAATAAGTCAGGAGATGTGTTATCTCTAACTTCGATACCTGCATTTTGTGCTCCACTACCATTTAAAGATATAATGTTATCCCCTATCTCGACAGTTGTTGAATCTACTCTTGTTTCTGTTCCTTTAATTAAAAGATCCCCCTTAATAGTTACGTTAGACCCTGTAAATTCTAAACCACCTTCTATCGTGTCTAATCTACTGTCTAAACCTGTAATATCACCATTTAAACTTCCAGTCTTAGTCTCTAAAGAATCTAACCTTCCATCGTGTGAACCACTTGTCGTTTCTATACTATTTAACCTATTATTTTGGGTTGTATTAGTACTATCATTAGAAGATGTATATGAATTAAAAGTTGTTCTAATACTACCACTTTCAGTCTCTAAAGAAACTAATCTAAGATCTTGGTTTGAGTTAGTAGTGTTATTAGATGAGGTATAAGTATTTAAATCAGTTCTAAGTGTTGTTACGTCAGTATCAGTAGCATATGTATCATCAATACTCGAAGTGAACTCCTCTAACGCATCTACCCTATTACCTAAGTTAGATACGTCTGTGGATAGACTACCCGTCTTGGTTTCAATAGAATCGACTCTACTATCTAATGTAGAAATATCTCCATTTAATGTGGAAATATCACCTTCTAAACTACCTGTTTTAGTTTCTAAAGAATCTAATCTGTTTTTATGTTCCCCTAATTTTGTTTTTTGTGATCCACTTACGACTTCTAAAGAATCAACTCTACCATCTAATGTGGAAATATCACCACTTAAACTTCCTGACTTAGTTTCTAAAGAGTCTATCCTACCACTTAAGTTTTGTTTATCTGTTTCGTTGGACGAAGTGTAAGTATTTAGATCACCCCTTAGGTTAGATATATCTGTATTTAAACTACCAGTTTTGGTTTCTAAAGAACCTAACCTATTGTTTTGTGATGTGTTAGTTGAATCGTTGGATGAGGTATAAGTATTTAAATCACCTCTTAGATTAGTTATATCCGAGTCGGTTGCATATGTGTCATCGATACTTGCCGTGAATGATTCTATACTGTCTAACCTACCATCGTGTGAACCACTTGTTGTTTCTAAACTACCTAATCTACTATTTTGAGTAATATTGGTAGAATCGTTGGATGAGGTATAAGTATTTAAATCACCTCTCAAAGTGGTTAAATCAGTATCAGTTGCATATGTGTCATCGATACTTGCGGTAAAGGATTCTATACTGTCTAACCTACCATCAACCAAATTATAATTAGTTGTTCCAGTAATATCCACTTGTATGGAACTACTAATTACGGTTTCTGTATTTAATTTAGTTTTAACTCTATCATCTGTATAATAAAGATTGGTTGTTCCTTCGGTGATTGAATCTGTATCACCTGCTCCACCGACAAAAACTTTGTTACCCATACCATTATGGTTGGTACAATAATATAATAATGTTTGTGGGGTATCTTGATTTACAACTATTTGAACGTATGCTCCTGATAAACCTTCGGTACCATTTACGGTAACACCGTCTGTATATTGACTATTGTTAGTTAATGAAAATCTGAATGGGTGTCCTGAATTTGATGAGTGAGATACATCAAACCTATAAACTAGTCCTTTTGCTAATGAGACAATTTGTTGTTCTACACCATCTATGTAATATACACCACCACTTGCAGTTACGGTAACGTCAACATATTGTGTTATTGGTGAGGTTGAATTTAAAACAAATTCAGAACCTGAGACAACATTTTCCGTATTTAGTTTTGATTTAATATCTGTAGTCAAAGAACCACTTTTAGTCTCTAAACTACTTAACCTACTATTTTGTGTTGTGTTGGTTGAATCATTGGATGCGGTATGAGTGTTAAAGTCAGATCTCATAGTACCATCCACACTACCAGTAAATGTTTCTAATAGGTCTAACCTCCCATCGTGTGACCCACTTGTCGTTTCTAACGACGTGAATCTATTATTACTTGCAGTATAATGGGCCGCAAACGCTTCATCATTTGTGGTGTCAACACTATTAATAAGTCCTACGATTTCTGCGAATGAATTCTTATCAGCATCAGAAGAATCTAAAATAGCATCCACATCTGTTTTTAATAATGATATATCAACTCCATCAACAGTCCCTGTTAAATCTATACTACCTGTTACAATTAATCCATTACCGAAAACAATTGAGTTTCCGTCAGAAGATATTACTTTGTTACCGGCTGTTATTTGTATAGGTGCGTCTAATTCTATGTTACCCGTTCCTGAAGAACTTAATGTAATATCACCATCAACTGTTTGTAGTGTGATAGTATCAGAACCCGTTTCTAATATTTTTATTGATTCACCACTATCTGTAGTGACTCTTAATTCAGTACCTGTAGTTGAGAGTACTTGTTGTCCATTTATATATAATGACCCTGATGAAAGATATAAATCTCTCCACTCCTTGTCGGGTGCACCTAAATCAATTGTATTTGTGATACTAGGTATAATTGAAACATTAGTTATCAAACTGTCTGAGGATATCGACGCGGTTGCTGTTGTACTTGCAATCCGATCTAAACTTAGACCCGTAACCCCACTTGCGGGAACATTAATTAAACCACTACCATCTCCCCTAAAAGAACCAGTGAACGAACCCGATAATTGAGCTAACTCTTCATCACTGTCGTTAGTGGCCATTAACTTTAAACGACCATTATTTACTTTAAGAACTTTCTTGTTTGATCCGTGACCTAATTCAATTTCAGACGCAATTAATCTTTTTAAGGTGTTACCACTATCGTGAAGTTGTACATCACCATCACTATTCTTAGTTATTTTTGTACCACCCAAATCAATAGTACTTCCCGCTAAATATATATCATTCCATCTTTTAGTATCGCTACCCAAATCATGAGTAAGTGTTCCTTGAGGTAACAATGATCCACTAATTGTTTGATCCCCAATGAATACATTACTTCCAGTAGTAGCTGCGGTATTTTTATAATCATTAAAACTTGATGTGAGTAAGTAGGAGGCGGCGTGTGATGCACTTATTGCATTATCAACACTTCCGTCAATCTGTGCAGTACCATAGATAGTTCCTTGTACTGTTAAATCCCCTTGTATTTCCGCCGATGCGGAGACGGATAGGGATCCTGTAATGTGTGGATCAAATATATTCATCTATATAAACGTTTTTCTTATTAGATAAATACTTTATAATTCAATAGTAATTTGGTTTTGGTAAGATTTATAACCACTAAATAAATTTTTTCTATATTAGGTCCCTATCGCTATTTGATTTTATTCCCATTTTATTAAGGTGGGGGATTATTACGGTATCTGTGAAATACTTATGGCCCGACTCTAATGGATGAATACCTGGGTTTTCGGAGTTAGGCATACCTGATGGGAAATTTTTGGATACGTATTCATAACAACCATCAACATTTAAGAAATTATTGAAATCTATTAATTCTAATAGGTAACTCACGTCTTCAGACTCTAAAATATTTTTAGGATATCTATTAAATATATCCATAAATGTCGTCATAAAGTATTTTATTCCTTTTTCCTTTAAGTACCATTGAACTAATAGTATGGAGTGTATTGTGTTAATTAACATACCAATATCGGAATGAAAATATTCGTAATATGATTTCATAAGTGGGTGTGGATTCTCTAAACCATCCCACCCTGGATTTATGAAATACCACTTTTTTTCTACAGCAACTTTAGTAGGGTTGTCAATATGACTAACATGTCCGTTATTACCCCAATTATCACTACTATAGTTATTCTCACTATGAAAATCAAATCTATCAACACCACTCCACATAACCCCAACTAAAATATCCTCAGGTTTTGTGGTTTCTAATTCTTTATTTACTGCATAAATTAGTTTTTTAGAAATTAGACCATTTCCTTGGGATGCCATACCAACATTATTAAGATTTTCTTTACGTATCTTTAAATGTTTTATTAAAAACTTAGGCCAATTCCAATCTTCAAAAGTGAAACTACAGCCGGAGACAATTACTTTCTTCATATGATATTTTTTTTACTTAAATCGAATTTAAAACCCGTTAATTCTGAATATAATTTCTCACCTCCCGAAATAGACGGTAAATTGAGTTTTATATGTCTTGATTTAAAATATTTATGTATTTCTCTTATTTTGTCATCCCCAACCTCCATTCTCAATCTATGAATTACATAAACTTGCATAATATCGTACCATTTCATATAAGTTACATGGAAAAACCCGTTGAACTCTTGGTTTAGAAAATCCAAAATATTTTCTCTATCTTTAATTGTTATTTTATCTATTTTTTTCTTTTTAGTTAGTTTACTATAATTCTTAATTTTAGATAATTTTGTTATCACCTCACCATCTCCGTAATTAAAATGTTTACCCTTAATGTTATGTAATCTAAATGGAAATTTAACGTCATTAATGTTGGGTACATTGTTATGTGCGTCTACTTGTATCGTTGGTATGTCATTAAAAATAACATGATTATTTTTGTCCGATGATTTCCTATATTTTTTGTCACTTATTCTTAAGTTTGTGTGTAACATTAATTGTTCTATATAACATGACCCGTATTCTTCGTTATCAATATTACCACTATGTTTAATGTAATGATTTATTGTATCTCGACACACTTTAGAGAACGATTTATGGTCTTTAATATAAACGATGTTCATGTTTGGAATTGTTTCAAAAGACCCGTAAGAATCGAATAGGGTACTCCCATTTTCTTTTGAAAAAATTAGATCAAAGAATAGTTTTGAATATGTTTTATTAATATAAAAGTAATTATTTTTATTCTTAATGTTTTCAGGATTTTTATAGGGTGGATTAGAGTAATATTTATAAAGTTCAGATATAAGTTCGTTCTTAGACAAATCTGACGGTGTGTGCATATCTATGTGACTGAACAGATAATTTTGATCATATGTATCAAATATTATTTTATTAAATAGTAGTGTGTCGGTATCAATATGTAGAAAAGATTCATTCATTGATTCGTACACTTTTAATTTGGGTATACTCCATGTATTTGAGTCCACTCTCTTCACTATTTTATCGTTCACCTCATCATAAGGTAAACCTAAGTCAATAACTTGTCTGCATTCCTCAACGTCACCATAAAAAGTTATATTACCGTAATGTTTTTTTGCTAATATGGCACTGAGATATTGTGTGTATAATAATTCTTTCCATATTATACCTATCTTATCCACATATGTATGTACAACCTTCATATTAATGTTTGTAAAAAAATGGGTCTCTATCCTTCAACTTCTTCATTTTTTCCTTGAACCGTTTTTCTAATTTCTTTTTTTCTTTACGGTCTTTAAACCATCTAATTATTTTTCTAAACATTATTTAAAAATTACAATATTATTTAAGACTAATACATCAATATCTGTTGAATCAAATGTTTCTAACGCATCTTTAGGGGTTAAAACCATAGTCTTATCTTTAATGTTGAATGACGTGTTTAATAGTATAGGGTACGATGTCAAATTCTCAAATTCCCTTAAAAGATTATGTATCTCATTATCTTGATAAACTGTTTGTACTCGTGCGGTACCATCAACATGAGTTGTGGAGACAAGAATGTCCCTATATTGGTCACGAACCTCAACAACCTGATTCATATATCTCAAATCGTCATTCATTATAAAATATTCATGTTGTCTTTCTTTAGTCACCATAGGTGCAAAAGGTCTAAACCCTTCCCTCTTTTTTACCATTTTATTTATCCTATCCTTCATTTTAGGATTTGTTGGGTCAGCCAAAATTGATCTATTCCCTAATGCTCTCGCACCAAATTCAATTTCATTTCTAAACCAACCGACGACTTTACCTTTTCTAATTTGTTTGGCAACTATCCTATATATATTTTGGTTATTCAGATACATGGTTCTCCTATTACCCAAGTATTTCTTAGATTTTGAATTTACGGTATATGAAGGACCTAAAAATGGGGTATTAGGTATCTTAACATTCGCCCCATTATTAATATAATAATTAATTACAGAACCTATAGAGGACCCCGCATCAGATGGTGCTGGTGGTACCCATACCTTCCTAAATCCGGTGTTTCGATATATCTTACCATTTGCCAATCCATTATATGCACATCCACCACCCAAGCATAGATTACTTGTCTGATACTTTTTACCAACATAATCTAAAAGATCAAACAACACCTTTTCATATACATGTTGAACCGCATATGATAAGTCTTTATGTATTTTTTTTATTTTTTCATCGGGGGTCCTTGGTAACAAACCCAATAATTCAGATAAATCATAGTTGTACATAATCTTATCAGATTTATGCCAATTAAAATATTTTAAATTACATTTTATTTCTCCGTTTTCGAATTTTATTAATTCACTAACCTTCTCAACCAACTTTGTTTTATTCCCATAAGATGTTAATCCCATAACTTTATATTCTCCTTCATTGGGTTTAAACCCTAAGAAGGATGTCATTGCGGAATAAAATAAACCTAAAGAATGTGGGTAAGATGAAATGGTTTCAACATCTAAAACACCCCCATCATATTTAGATATGGTTGTTGTGTCGTATTCCCCAACACCATCGATAGAAACCACTGCGGAGGTTTTATAAGGAGAACTAAATGATGAATAATATAAGTGTGAATGATGATGTTTTGAGAAAAAGATATTATCAGAAATATTGGGTAGTAGTTTTTTTAACTCTCGTCTATTTCTATAAGATTCCCATACTCTTCTAATTGATAATAGGGGTTTGGTTAGTAATTGTTTTTTTGAATATTCTTTAACTCTTTGACTCTTCAATTCGACATCCTCATAAAAACAAACCACCTCCACATTTTCCTTTGTTAAAGAATACTTTTTTGTAACATAATTTAGTACATTTTTAGGAAAACTATAGTCATGTTTTACTCCTGTGAATTTCTCTTCTTCACACGCGAATATTAATTTCCCGTCTTTAAATAAACATAAAGACGAGTCGTGATAATAACAAGATATCCCTATTGAAAACATATGAATTTTTAATTTCTTTTTCTTGTATTTCCATAATGAATGACCTTAATTTTTTTATCCGTTTTAAAGGACCTCCATGGATCTAAAACCACCGAACCATCAGGGAAATCATAATCGTGGTGTTTACCCATATGACCCAACAAATAGATTCCTTTTATTGGAGTCTCTAAATCATACTGTACTTTGTATTTACTACCGTACACGGATTCACAATAATGTCCGACTAAAATTGATGAGGACCCATCTAAGTACTCAACATCAGGTTTATATGATTGACCCAATATAATTATAGGTAGATTAAGACGGTTTGATTCAATCACCAATTTAGTTGCAATGTTTTTTGCTTGTACCTCTCTCGCTAACATAATTGCATCAAATAAGTCATATCCTAAATCCAATTCTTGAGCCATGTATCTTAATGCAATATTATCACGAGGATGACATCCTCCACCGTCTCCCATCCCTGCCTTCATATATGCAGGACCTAGTATTCTATATGTAGATCTTTCTAACGCCCCAGTAACTACGTCTACATTCATATTACCTGATTTCTCGGCAACATCTTGTATCATGTTAACCAGTGCAACTTTGGTTGAGATAAACGTGTTATAAAATATTTTAATTCCCTCAGCTTCGTCCCATGTACCAAGTTCATACCTTGTACCTTCACTAATAAATGTTTTATAGAAGTCTAATAATAATTTTGCATCTCCCGTTTTAGAACCATCTTCTGTTCCAATGATAATCATTTCAGGATTTACCATATCCCATTTTACCGTACCCATTGCAATTAGGTATGGGTTGTATATAAATCTACCATTCGGTATCAAGTCAATGAATTCTCTTCTGACGGTACCGGGTAAGACTGTCGATATTAAAACAATAAGTTGATCTTTAGAAACGTGTTTATTAACCTCGACCAACACTTCTTTTACTATGTTATAATTAAAGTCTTTATTTTCTAAGTGTGATGTTGGGTATCTCCCGTCATAGTCTGGATGATGGGGTGTCGGTACCGCAATAAATATTAATTCCCTATTCTCACAGGCCTCCTTAATTGTTGAGACCATTACAAAATTTTCGGGTTGTACCTCAGTTATGTCATATCCTATAACATCATGTTTCTCCGCCATTACCTCAGCCGCATCTTTTCCGAGTTTACCAACCCCAATAAAACCTACTCTCATACTAAATTTTTTTAATTATTTTATTATAAATATTATCTAATGGTTTATCAAAAAATAAACCTCTATTATGTTCTAACATCCATAAGTCTCGTTTAAATAAAGTATTTAAATCATCAATACTTAATTCGAGTACTTTTTTTACTGAATAAATAAAATGGTCAAACCTCTCTCGATCATCTTCTATAGTATCATACCCATAATCAATCCAATCGGCCAATAAAAAACCATATTCTCTTATATTTTTAACTAATCCACAGTAACCAAAAGGTAAGATAAAATGACCTTTAAGTAAAGGGTTCCAAGTCTTTTCGGTTATAGATTTTACTTGTTTGTCTTTATCTCGTATTAAGTATGTTAATGTTTCCACATATATACTTAAAAATGAAGAATCGTAGTACCTATTGTGTATGGGGTTGAATGCTTCAAACTTTACTAAGTTTTCGTTATCGGGGGTTTCTTGAGGTTCTAACGATAAACCCCTATCAGGATCGTTTGTGTATCCATCCTCCAACTCTAAAACATATCTTAAAGATATTCTCTTATATATTCTATCATTGGGATTGTCCAATGAGGTTCTATTGGGGGAAAGAAATTTCTTAAGTGTCCCCACTTTCTTTATGTCGGATAGTTCAAACATTTTGTTAGAGGACTCTCCAAAAAATTCTGTGTTTTTTAAACCGTAACCCTCAAAATCGGTAAATGCACATTTTTGTCTATTCCATAAAAAGTCGTAAAATATATCTTCCTTCGTATTTAAGTTTGTATGAATGTGAAGTAGAGTTTTACCCTTTTCACTTAATAGTAATTTCATACGATTTAAATGGGGGATAACGCTGGTTTGTTCATGGACATGAAATATATCTAAATGAAGTACATATTTTATGTTTGCATACTCTAATATCTTATCAACTTGTTGTTGGTATATACCGTGATCGCATAGTATCGCAACACTATCACACTCATAGATATCGTTAACAAGTTTAAATTTATTATTTTCTATTATGAAGGGAGCCGCATGTAAGTGACTAATAAATCTAAGTTTATCTAACTCATTTATCCCATCATTCACATATAAGTTCATCTTTAACTATTTTAACTATTTTGTCTATCCTGTACCACACATTTTCTATTTCATCATATGATGTGTCACACCAATCTGTTAAATGACTTATATCCAACCCATGGTACTTCTGATATTCTTTTTTAGTTTTACTTAACATACCTTTAGAAGAGAGTAAAATAAATTTCTTATTCTGTTGCACACATTTAGTTGTTTTCTCAGTAATAAATGACCTATCATTTGTAACATCACTTTCCATTATTAGGACAAAGTCAACCAAATCGTAGTATGTTGCGTCGTACTCTCTTGTATGAGATATTTTGTGATTAAATGAAGTTACATCTAACACTTTATTTGACCCCATTTTTTCTAACCCAATCTGAACTCTCCTTTTTTGTTCGTTTGGGGAGTCCGTCATAAAATACATATCCTTAGTTTCGTTCGTAAAAGTTTCTAATGGATTAAAACCAAAGTAAGATATGTAACCACACTTATCTAACCCCTCAAAATATAATAGGGATGTTAGTGCTGTTCTAAATGTTTTTGATTTACCACCTAGTAATAGAAACTGTCTACGCTCTTTTTTTTGTGTATTATAGTTTTTAATTGGTACATAATAATCATAATGTTTTACAAAGTATGGTTCTACCGTAATATTTAAACCTCTACTTTTAACAACCTTGAGATCCTCAATAGATTCATCTACAATTCCGTTAGTGAAAATGTTAATTGGTGAGAGGTCCTTATAATGTTTTATTCTTTGTAAAAACTCCTGAGATAATAATTCTGTTGTGGAATCATAATAAATTTCTTTATTTTCTAATAGACATAATTTTAACATTTCATCAAACCTCTTATAGAAGTCCTCACCGACCACATCATAATTAGTTATTAATATTATTTCCGACCCCATAGCATTATCTACAGTATGCTTTGGTCTCATCGCAGATGTTTCGTGACTAATACCTTTATAAATGTATGTCGGTTTTTTAATGATCATATTAATCTGTTGTGAGGTGTCGATGTTGGTTTAGGACCTTTGACTGATGTTACATTTTTCCCCTCTAAAACGTCAAATAAATTCTGTAGAGTTTCCCCCTTCATCAGGATATTGAAATTATGTATAAGTGTGGGTAACATCTCTTGAGTTATTTTAAAACATTTGTCCATATCCCATGAGGCAATCTCTTCCATTACATCGAATATTTTATCCATCCTCTTATAGAAATCCATCTCCTGATCATAACTTTCGTCCCACCACCTTGAGAAGGTTTTATAACCTTGTTTTTGAAGTACCTCTAAAGACCTTGGGTTCCCCATTAATATGAATGGTTGACCGACGAATATTGGTTTATATATTTTTTCAGAAAAGAATACCGTTGTTTCATGAGTTAGAGACTCAGATACGATATTTACAAAAGAATCTTTGTGTGCTTGAGTATTTAAACTATCCGCCTTATTATTTTCTAAATCAGGTTCGTCGTACCAGTAGTGTACTCTCGAGTCGTGACCCTTATAATAATCCCTAATAGTGGTTTTCCATTTATTTTCATATTCTTGAGGTATTTGACCGTCAACCCAACCAAAATATCTGTATTCATCATTACCATCGTAACCCCCTAAAGAAGAAATAAATTTATCCTTAAATTTTTTATTACCATTTAAAAAACCATATAATAAAACCCTATGTAGTTTTGGTACTCTATTAAAATTTAAAAAATGGTATTTTTTATTTTCAGTCAATGACCATTTTATGAACTTCGATAACTTTTCTCTTCCTCTTATTTCACACTGTGGATCTGTAATGTGACCGGGGTTATGAAACCATAGATTAGAACCAAAATAACCGTAGTCCAATATTGAATAGGATTTGTCATCCAAATAACCTGTTAACGATAATTCCGTTTTTCGTGTTTTGGCAATAAAATTAGTCGTTATAATATACATGTTGGTTTCGTCTAATCCATAACGTTTAGATAAGTTATCTAACCATTTGTAGTTCGTGTCGTCCTGACCAAAGAAACCTTCCGTTGGTTGCATGAAACATATCTTACACTTACCATCTAACGCATCTTTTATTATGTGGTCATCTAATTCAATTGTGTCGTAATTTTCAAATAATGCGTTGTTATAAATTACTATCGGGTAAATGTAATTGATGTCAAGATTTTTAATCTCGTCTATTGAATATATGTTATGTCTATGATAGTCATGATCTAAAAAAACCTCGAAACTTTGACCTCTAAATTTAATGAGGGTGTCCATGATTTTATTATCCAAATTTGTTTTTCTTTTAAGTGGGAATGTAACTCCTATGGATTTGGCAATTTCTTCTAAATTATTAAAGTTTCCGTCTTTATCTCCCTCCTTTAATAATGGGTGGGTGTGCCAAGGGTGTATGTTATAATCAGGTATGTTGGAACTAACAAACTCCACTCTTCCATGTGGATCATATACCAATATTTTGTTGTAGACTATATTCATTAAAATGTGATTCCTTTACAATAATTATAAAACTCTTCGTATTCTGGAAATGTCTTTAAAAAGTTAGTCCCTCTTCTCTCATCATGTGCATTAAAGAATTTATAAAAATTGTGTTGGTTTTTTAACAACTCTTTCTCGTCTTGTGGGGACACCATCCAATCATATACCCTATGGAATTTCGGTATTTCCATTTGAGTGAACCCCCAAATTTCTTGATCAAAGTTGTGAGGAAAAGTGGTTAACGTTTCGGCCAATTCACCATGACTTTTAACTAAATCAGAAAAACTAAGTGGTACGACTCTGACTGTTTGGTGTTCGGGATGTCTCAGGAATGAACAATCTAACGAGACCGCTGTCGACCACGCCCTATCGGGAGAACCGTATTCCATCTTTAAACCATAAACCTCCTTTATTAATTTATTATATGTTGATAATGATAATGCATTATAAGTACTCATTATACCAACAGTGACCGTGGGACATTTAGTTAGTATTTTGTTTAAATTATCCCAAAACCTATTAAACTCAAGTCCTGTTCTTGCATATTCCGCTTGTTCTCCCCAACCGTCTACCGATGTATAAATCACAAAACTCTTAACTCTACCTTCATCTTCAATTCTTTTAATTTTTTCAATAAGTTTATCAATTAATTTATCGGGTACACCTAAATTAGTGTTGATTGATATGTTTAAATTTGTATTAGGGTTCTCTTCATCAATAATGTAGTCCAATACACCCCACGTATCTTTACTTAATAATGGTTCACCTCCCGTAATTCTAAATGTATCAAGATCTCTGTATAGGTCCGGCCACCATTTCCAAAACGCCTCCACATATGGATTATAATCCTTATGGTGTATCGGCATCCTACCTGACTTCTTTAACCAATCGAAATTATTAAATAAATCTGTGGTCGGGTAGGGACCATGTTTTTCAATTTCCTGAGCCCATGAAGATGAGAATGATGGTCCACAGTAGGAACATTTAAAATTACACTTATTCGAGAATGAAACCTCCATGTATTTTGGGTTGTAGTCCTCTCTCCAATCCATTTCCCTAATCTCTTTATGGTGTGGTTTCGACCATGGTTCATGAGACTTATAAACCCTATCGGATATTTGGTTGGAGTTGTCCTCCACCTTCCAACAATAATCACACTCTGAAGGTCTCTTACCGTCCAACATCTCTTTCCTTTTCTGTTTCTTGAAACGAGTGTTATGTAGTGCTGAGGGGTTTCTATTTATTTCCTCAACAGGTATTGGGTGTGTGTCGGGATGATGACATGAATGTGTCCTACCTAAGTGTAAGTGTGTAGTTACTTGTGTCCATTTAGCCAAACAAAACCCACAACCAGTTTTATTTAATTCATTTCTATAATTTTCGAATTTTTCTACTTCGGGATGACTCATAATTTTACGTTATATATTTTACATTTTATTGAATGGTTAATTACTTCTACAAGTTCATAGTTTAAACTATTAATACCATCACTTCTATAATTTAATTTACCTTGTTGCATTTCTGTAACAAATCTCTTTTCATTTTTTGCGGTAGTTTCACCCTTAGCCCATTTTCCATTTACCAAACCTTCATCTAAATGTGGTAAACAATAAAATTTTCCCTCTCTTCTATATGGTAATATACTATCATCAATCTCAATTTTTTCTACTACCTCCACTACATCATTTTTCAGATTATTTTTATCTTTATTTAGATCATATATAATATTGTCTTCATTTAATTTACATTCTTCGAAATTGTCGAAAAACCTATCATATATTTTTACTTCACTAATCTTACCTTTAAAATTGGTATTTTGGTGATTACATCTACCGATGTGAAAATCACCTTTTAATGAATGGGATTTTATTTTATTTGGTAAGTTTATTGGTTTAGATTTTAGTATGTCCCCATTGTTAGATACTAATTTATTATTAGAAAATATATATAACTTTTGTTCATCATAGTTATATGAAACAGTGAACCATGTCCACTTATTTTCTACCGATTTAGTCCAATGGTACATTGGGTTATTTGAAATGTCAAAATTCAAAGTGGATAATGCCCTTGAATTATTAAACGAAAAACCCCAAGTCCAACTCCCATCTTTTCTTAATATGGGATATTCTATAAATTTTCTCTCTTCATCACCCACTAACCATATTGGCACAACCTCTGGTTGCTGTTCAGGTGAGACTAAAATAGAAATAGTATGATTTTTAAATAAGGGTGTGGTTAAACTTCTATCCGATTTAAAACTCATTGATGAAGTCTTCCCATTAAACTGATAAACTTTTTTATCATCTATTGATTCATATATTTTTCTATCCGAATATCCCTCATAAAAACATCTCCAAAATAGGTCATCATCTTCTTGACCCCAATCCCAATATTCATTAGAATATCCATTTGTTTTTTCTAACTGTTCCTTATTAAAAAGTACAACACCACCGAAATATTGTTCGTACCCCATTGACCACGAATACTTAGATAACTTAGTGGCAATATGTAATGGAGTTTTATCAGGATAAGAGTAGTCACACGTTTCATCGTGAGGTAACATATCCACATCATGAAATGCAACGTAATCACAACCATCTTGTATTGCCTTCTCTGCGGCAATATTCTTCATTGTACCTCTATTAAATAACTTATCATCCACCTGATGTCCCACATAAACACAATACTCTATGTTTTGTTTGTTTAAGTGTTTTTCTAATTTTGGGAGTAACTCATTTAAGTGAGACTCTCTATTTCTATATGGTATACATATACCTAATTTATGACTCATATTCCTACAGTTAATTGTGTCTGATTATTTCTTTTAGTTCTATTCCATATCTCATATTTAAGATTAGATAACCCATCTTCATTAGGGTTTCTATAACCTTTATCCATTTCATTATGGAACCTTAGTTGGTTATACCTTATATTAACATCTGTCCAAGCTCCGTCTTTATATCCACTAGATTCATGAGATTGTAAATCAAAGTAACCTCTCTTCCTAAAAGGTACTTTTATCATGACTTCACGTTCGTTAGGAATAAGTACTGTCTCACAATTAACTAATGTTAGAACATTCTCTCTATTTGATAGGTCAACAACATCATATCCTACTACATATCTCATATCAAAATAATGTACTAACTCCCCACAATTAGTATACCCATCAAAAGTTCTGGTAAGGGAGTATTTTGTATTCTTACTTATTGGTTCTATTTCTTGTGTTGGGATAACCACCCTGTAAATTGCAACCTGACTTACGGTTCCTTTGAATAATTCCTCTTCTTCATTTTTTGAACCTATGAAAATTTTACCGTCTTCAGATTTTTTTAAATTCTTTTTATATTTTGTGGATCCAATTAACTTACCATCTTGGTACATAGTTATTATTTTACGATCTTGATTTATAGTAACGACTAATGTTTTTTTAATGTCGTGTTCTATTTTTGAATCAATAGATGCCCACTCTTTTCCATCTTTCATTAAGACTTTATATCTTCTAAAAGAATCGTAACTTATTGTTAGTTCAATTTCAGGTATTGATAATGCAGTATACCTATCATACCCATTTTCAGGATTACACACTATTGGATCTGCATCCATTGTAATCATGATGGTTAACCCGTGGCTCTCTAAATTCCCTTGGAAATTAGAGTGGGCATATGAATCCACCCCGTTAAATTTTAATGCAGAATCTCCCCCACCCTCAACATTACGAACTAATGTATCAAATGGTACCCCTCTATCACAACATCTTTTAAAAAGGTCATCATCTTCAAATCCCCAACCCCAATATTCATTAGAATATCCATTGATTAATTTAAAAACATCAGACGGAAAAATGGTGACTCCACCGAAATACTGATCGAAAATATCTCTTTTAAAATTCTTATCCTCAATAAGAAAATCTGTTGCTAAATGTACAGGTACGTTGGAGTGTGTATAATCAACTTTAAGTGGCAACATATCAATGTCGTGGAATACCACATAATTACACTCTAATTTAAGTGATTCCTCAAACCCAATATTAAGTAACATACCCCGATTAAATAATTTTGCATCATCTTGTTCTACGACTATTAATTCGTAGTCAATACCCCTATTGGTCATATATTCAGTTATCTTTCTTTTAAAAAGAACTAACTGTTTATACCTATTCCTATATGGTACTATAATACCTAATTTATTCGGACTCGTCTTCTTTGTCATCAGATGTTATAAAGTTCTTATGAAATTCGTGTAGGTAATATTGCATTCTCTCGTCCCATCCGGCCTTATCTATTTCTTCAAACCATATGGTTAGAGCGTCCAAAGTATTACCTATTTTCTCTAATGCTTTAACTTTTCTTTCTTCAAGGAATAATCTTTCCTCTTCTAAGTTTATTTCTGTCCCTTTTTTTGCCATAATTATATACTTACTATTTTTCTTATTAATTTATTCCAATGTTTGTACGAACTAAAAATCGGTTTATTTGATTTTAAAAATAGATACTCTTTATTTTTTATATCCACATTAAAATTAGTTTTCCTTAGTTCGTCGTATAATTTAAGATACTCTTTAGAGTATGCGTATGCTTCGTTAATATCTACAACTTTTTTTATACGATCTTTACATGTTTTGTCCCATTTAAAATGGTGGACTTGTATTGAGTATTCTTTATACGGTGCAATAATTGGGTGGTCCCAACCCTGCCATCTCCATGTAGTATGACCATCTATGTTTGCATAATGTTGTCCATTGGTTATTTCAATATTACCTTTAACAATACAAACTTTATTTGGGCAAGCATTACTCATGGGGTATCTGAAAAAACCAGCGTATGGGTATTGTTCAAATATGGGTGTGTCGGTTTGTAATTCGGGAAAACTACCGTCAAGTCCAACTCTATCAATAAATCCACCCCTAACCATAGACCATAAATTGTCTTCACACTTTTCGATCATTTTACGTAAATCATTATTGGGGTAAACATGAAATTCATCAATATCCGCAATAACCCACCAGTCGTTTTTCTTTTTAGATTTCATCATGTTATAGAGTATCGTAACCTTCTCCCAATCAAAAACCCTGTCCCTAACAACCTTTACAATTTTACAGTTATCATGTTTATCTATTATCGATTTAGATCTACTCAAGATTCTTGGAGATGCCATAGACTCGTACACAACGAATTGTAACTCATCTACGTGTTCAGAGTAATGTTCTATGAAATGAGGTAGTAACTCATGTCCATGACCTATAACACATAATAATCTTATCATTTCTTTTTTAATATTGTTAATCCTGTTGAGGAAGGTTTGTCTTTTATGTTACCGAAATTAAATAGGTCCATTACAACCCAATCATCGTTATTTTTTAACTCTTGCACTAATTTGGAAGGACCATCGAAGGGGAAGAAATCTTTCTTAGAATCTTCAGATATAATTAAAGTTTCGGAATATGAAGAGTCTGTATCATGTATCATGATTAACCCATTAGGGTTTAGAATCTTTGAATACAAATCAAAATCTTTCTTCACACCTTCGTACGAATGGTCACCATCTATAAAGAGTAAATCAATCATGATATCTTCTCTTACAAAAAAATCATAATACGCTCTCTCAGATGTCTCCTTTATAAATCTTGGGAAGAATGTCTTTTGGTAAAAACCCTCCATATCACATATGTTACTGTCTCCACCAACACCATTACAAGGATCAACAACATATGTAGTTCCAATATCACCCCAACTATATGTGGGATTACCCTCAAAAATACCTTGTTTGTGTAAGTCAATTCTCGCTTGTGTCATTATTCTTGGTATATAACCACCACCTGTCCCAATACAAACACAATTTTTGTATCTCATGTGTTGTATCATAGAGTAAACAACTATACCATCACCCATGTGACCGTTAGTTGCACCATGTGTCCACAGAAAAGGTAGTTTTTCTCCATTATCTGTGGTTATATGGGACTCTATGTAATTTTGATTAGTTATCATTTTAAATGATTAGGTATCTCCACACTTGGAGTGTGTCTTGTTATGGGTTTCAATACATTTCTTGATAAAGAAACCAACTTAGGGTCCTTTTCTATAGGTATTTGGTTTATTTTACATGATATAGAAATTGACACTCCTTCTCCCGCACCTGACACAGTCTTATTATACTTTAAATCACAATATTCTTTAACTATTTGTAATTTTTCGTATGATTTAAAAAATTCTTCGGAATTAAAACCACTTTTGTTAAATACAATAAAGTATTCCCATAATGTCTCAATATTATCAATATTAGGGTAAAGAGTCTTGGCGTAGTTTTTATATTCTAACCATTCATCACTCTGCATTGGAATATCACCCACAGTTTTAAATTTTGCGGTATGGTTCCATAAGGTATCTATATATGAAACACCATCTTTAAAATTGTAATCCCTAAATCTATCGAATAAATTATAGTCTTTGACGTGTAGATCTGCATCCAATAGAATACATACGTCGTGGTTTTTATGTATTTCTTTAACTAAAAGAACCTTATCATAATATGATTTGTATGTTCTCTTATAGGGGATTATTGTTATTCTCCCCCAATACTTTTCTAAAAAGTGATTTTCATTGTCAGTAAGTACGTAACAAGGAAATCCCCTCTTAGTAAGATTGTCTATAATGTCTTTTGCTCCTTTGAAGTATCTATCATCACCGAAGCACATAATTCCGAAACCTATGCTCTCCATAGGTAATAATATAACGAAAAAATATTAGAAAGACAAGTCTACCCTAAACCAAAAATGGTTTTATATGATAAAAAGTTTTGTTTTACTTGGGTGTCTGTTAGTGAAGTACTGTATCTTCTAAATACGGGAATACATCCGTCAAAGTATGCGTTCCAACTTTTACCAATACTATTAACGGGACCCCCATTTGACGTAGTACTACTAAATCCCGAGACACTATCTTTAACTCCATTTATGTAAAGGTCCATCGTACCCCCTGATCTGTTAACCCATACTAAATGATAGTATTCATTATAGTTTACCGTGATACTACTGTTGTGGTTTTGCCAACCTCCGTCATAATTTCTATAATGCATTTTATTACCATATATTCCAAATGCGTTTGCGACGGGGCCTCCTGAGTTGTTTGATAGTATTGAATAACTAGACCCATGGGCATTAACAATAGTTTCTATAGCCCAATCTCCATTACCTAAAGTAACACTATCTATGTTAATATAATTCGAACTACCATTAAATTCAGGATAACCTTCAGGTGTCCATAAAACATTAGATGTGTCTAATGTCTGATTATCTTTAAGGTCAATTAAGGATTCGGTATTTGATCTCGTTCCTTGAGTAAACTTCGTCGCTTCATTTTTACCTACCTCAACTTGAAAATCACACATATCTATTGAGTATGGATCACTTGATGAGTTAGGCCACCAGTAAGATATAAAGTTGTATGTGTTTGATGCGGTCCATGTGAATTCATATTTTTTCCATTCTGTAGTAAGTGGACCAAAACTTGTAGAACTACCAGAAAAACCACCACCAAAATAGGTTGAGTATCCTAAAGACTTTCCTTCACCTCTTCCATCCGCCCTCTTCAACCAAACACTAATTGTTATCACATCTCCCAAAGTCACCGGTGTATGGACATTGTATGCCATACCATCAACAACACTGTCAGGTCTATATACGTGCAACCTCATTGCGTTAGTACCATGTCGTTTACCTTCATTAATTACTATTTCCTTTATCAAACCTGAATTTGGTACATGGGGTGGTCCCCACCACATAGTTGGGAAGTCAGTTGAGTTAATAGGTATTCTTGTATCATTTGCATAAGCGTCATGAACCTTAAAGAATCCCGTATCAGGATTTATATATCCTTCAGACCCATTTTGAGAACTATTATATTCGTGTAAACTAAATGAATTAGTATCGTTTATTTTTTTAATAACATAATTAGTACCTGCAGTAACCCCACCTCCTGTTGTTTGAGGTCTTAACACATCGAAACTTCTTATCGTTCTACCCACAGTACCTAATAAAACTATATTATCCGAAACAGAACTAATAGTCCCTATTGAAAAATAAGTATTACCATTATATTGATTGGTGTTATATGTACCCCAATTATTTTGGGTAGTAAAGTTACTATTATGTTGTGGTGAAGGTGTTTTATTAGTTGTTGGTTCACCACCAAAGGAAAATCCTTGAGAGTCGTAACCAAAAACCAAACCTTCATTATTTAAACCTCCACCTACTTTCATATACCGTATCTGTGTTTACCATTGTTATAAATTTGTAAGATATCTTCATCGGACAATACCGTATTGTAACCATATACTTGACCTATATTTCCTGTATGATAATAACCCGCAGAGTGATAATCAGCACCGAGTAATGTGTTACCCGCGTCGTTAATACCACCTCTAAAAGATTGATTTGTATTCGTAAACCCAACAGTGTTCTTTAAAACACCGTCAACATAAATTTTAATATCACCAGTACCTCCATTTCGAGTACAGGCTAATAAATGATATTTTCCGTCACCCGTTATATCTACATTAGAACTCAGTAAGTTTGAATTACTTCCACCGTCTCCCATCCAAACGGCAGCAGCACCGTGGTACCTACTCATTAGTTTAAGACCGTATAAATAACTACTTGAAGTTCCTATCACAGTTTGGTGTGGAGATCCAGTACTTCCTTGTTTAACCCAACCTACTAATGTAACATTATATAAATTACGTAAGGGACTTGTTGTACCGTAATTAAAGTAACTACCATTTGCACCAAAAGTAAATGTCCCTCCACCGTCGGTCACATGAGTAATTGTACCTGTAATAGTTGTACTATCGTCAGAGTGTGAGGTATTTCTATAGTTAGTTCCGTCCCACGACATTTCACTAGCGGGGTCAACAGAGAATACTAAACCTTTGTGTTGTATATTTTGTCCCAATTTTATTCCCATTATAAATTACTTTCCGCTTCCTCTGATGTATTATAAACACCAACTAAGTTGGCGTCCTCTAACACAAACCAACATGGTTGGTTGTCTTTATTTATACCTTCTTCTATAGTTCTCATAACCCAAATCTTGATTTCTGTGCATTATAGTTTTGTAAAACTTGTTCACCACTTACAACGTTATTATAAACCTTGATTACTGATATTCCACCCGAAAACTGTCTACCATCACCTTCCCAACCAATGTTAAGGTCAGAATAATATGATCCCGTACTTGTAGATGTTGTCACCGTATTTTCTAAAACACCATTTATGTACTGATAAAGTTCTCCTGTTGATGAATTCCATACCGACATTAAATGATGCCATCTATTTCGATCCATTTGAGTTGTTGGTTCATGGTAACCACTTGGACTCGCAGAGTACCAATAATTACTTAATCTTCTATTTGACTTATTCCAACTTAAATAACAATACCCCTGAATTACTGCACCTCTATCTCCTGAACTTACTTCGTCTTGAGGATATATCCACGCTTCTAATGTTAAATCGTTTGTAGTTTTATTATTATCGGTATTGGCGTTAAATCGTTTTCCCACCGCATCTAATATAAAACATTTAGCCCCACCTAATTCTCCGTGAGTTGGGGAACCTAATATATCCGCATTGTGACCATTACCACTCAAATCGTACCAAGTAGTACCACTACCCGGATATGATCTTTGTGACGCCGCATCTAAAATTAAATTAGCCTGAACACTATTTGTGTGTGCACCTCTGAATATTCCCATAACTATAAATATCTAATCTATTGGTTTGATGAACCAAATTTGTAAATTCCTAAGTGACCTATTTCTCTACTCAAATTGGTATCTATGTATATATTTTTACCAATATTTCTAAACTTAGTGAAAAGGTTGAAGTCTTCCCCTAACCAATCATCAGTTTCTTCATTGTATGTAAATTCAAAGAAAGGTTTATTTATTTCTTTAAATAAGTCTGTCTTTATTAAAATACATCCCATACCAACACCTTCGACCTTAACTAAATCTTCTTTTTCATCAAAAGAGACCCAACTATCCCAATTACCAATTTCTCTATATGCTACAGGTGTTTGTGGGTTAGATCTTTTTTTATAGTTACACCCCACTATATCCTTATCGTGTGATAGTAGTCTTAATAATGTTGTTGATGGGAATGTCATGTCACTATCTAACCATAACGTGTAGTCGGATTCAACCTCCATAGACGATTTAACTAACTTCTCTCTCTGATTTAATAATACAGACCCTGAGTTAAAGAATAAGAATGTTTCAATTCCCGCATTTTCAGAAGTTTTTATTAGTTGAGTTAATGAGAATGCAAAACCACTATGAACCATATCCCTTGTCGGAACGACAATAGATATTCTTTTAGGTTGGTTTAACCATATCGATGTGTTGTTCTTTGATTTCAATCCCCTGGTAAGTTTTCCCCTAATCCATCATTTTGAACATAGATAGATTGTCCTATTTTTATGAGTTCTTGTACTCTCCTAGCAACCAAATCAAAATCACTTTTTGGTAGGTTACTTATTTGTTTATATGTATCGGTGTTGTATGTCCCCGAGGTCAATATCTCTATTGATCCGTTTCTTGATAATCTTTCAATGTGTGATAGTCTTGATGTTGTTTCATCATTATTCAATAAGTTAAATATTTTAACTCTACCATAATGATCAATAATATCAATCATAGAATCTAACTCCTTTTTATATGTAGTACTGAATATCGATAGAAATTTTATCCACCTGAATCGTCTATAGAATCTCCTTAAGATTTTACGATCGTATTGCACACCCTCCCATTTTATATAGAGTGTTTCGTATTTAGAAAGTTTGTTTTTGAATCTAAGTTTCATTTTTATATATATCCTTAATATAAATAAAATTACTTAGTTTTTAAAGGTTAATAATTGTTTGGTGTATCCAATCCTCCAAAGTCACCCGACTCCTCAGTTGAGGATCCTGAAACTATGTCGGATATGTTAGTAATGGCATTACTTCTATTAATACCTAAAGTACCGTTGAGTTTAATATTTGACCCCACAGGTGGTGGATACGCATTAGTAGTCCCGAGAGCTCTTGATATTCTCCCCATACTAACTTCTGATCCTGTTGACGGTATTACTCCCATAGTCTATAAATAGATTTTTTTATTTTTAATTAGATGTCAAATCTGTTTTTATATGCGTTGTAATTTTGTTTCACTTCTTCAAGTGTAAGTGCACGATTATAAATTTTAGCCACAGATATATTACCATTCATATATCTTTCGTTAGGGAAATTCCCTATATTTGTAATTCCAAGACTATATGGACTAAATGTTGAAAATGTGTACGTACCGTCTTGATCACCGTTTAAATACCACGTCAAGTTCAAACCATCCCAAACCCAAACCACGTGATACCATGTATTTGATGATAATGATGTGTTAGCGTATCTCCACGAGTTTGATGATGTCCAATAAGTCATTTTCCACCCACTTCCACTATTCCTAATTTCATGATAACCATGTCTATTTCCTGTGGCTACACCACCAAAAATAGAATAGGAATTATGAGTGCCAGATAAATTGTTCATATATATAACAGCCTCTAAAGTAGAACTACCCATCCCCTCTAAATTTAAATCAAAAGGTGAGAGATAATCATCCGTACCATCAAACACAGGTTGTCCTGTTGAATCAAATGATATATTAGAGACATCTATCTTTGTTGTACGGGTTAAATCCATTATACCGTCCGTATTTGGTCTATTGGAAGATGTATATGGACTTGATACTGAGTGTACCTCCACCTGATAATCTCGGTAATAAAAATAATCATTTAAACCTGAGACACCAGTAGAGAAATGATATATAAACCATGCATGTACATGACTTCCACTTTTTACTATATTACTTGCAAAATGACCATCTTCCAAACTTGCATTTATACTACTACCCCCGTTAGATGTATAATTTCCGTTACGAAAATAATTTCTACTACCTCCCCCACTACCGTCGAAAGTTATAGAATAACCCTTATCTCTCATATTACCCCAATCGAACTCAGCTGAGTGACTGTACACAACATCTGAAGTATGTGAAGTATATTGCCATTGTAATATTCTAAAGTTATTTCCTCTATTTTTGATAGTAACTTTCTTCCATCCATCCCCCTTTTCAGGGGCATCTACTACGGTAACATCATTTCCATAATTACCTGAGTTATGTCCATACGCATGGTGAGTTGAACTTATATTAGTGGTTGGCCTACCTTTATAAAACCTTGTGGATAGACCACAATCGGCAACACCGTAATTAGTATCATATCCAAATACTAACCCTTCTATTTCTATGTTTGGTCCTGTATTCATAATATGTTGAATCTTCTTTTATAAGAATTAAAATTTCTTTTAATTTGGTTATCATCTAAAGGTTGTTTGTATAGTTTGATTACCGGTATCTCACCGTTAAAATATCTTGAATACCCACCATTATATTCATATCTACCAACGTATCTTGTTTTCAAAGCACTATAACCAGATGAAAAGGAGAATGATGTATGATCACCACCCTCAGGTTCACCATTAACATAGTACTGCATATTAGTTCCTGATTTTTGAACAAATGCAACATGGTACCAAGTATCATTATTAAATACCGTGTCCCCATATTTCCATATCCCCTGACCGTGATCCCAAACCGCTAATTTCGATTGGTATATTGCTAACCAATTAGCGTTAAAATCGTCCGCTTCCGCAGAGTTAAAATGTTGTGTAGTGGATGCACTATGGGTATAAAAAACATATTCGGCTGTCCATCCTTTATTATCTGGTGATATCATTATATCACTCCCAAAATCAATAAACTCGTTAGTTCCGTCAAAAGTAAAATTTGCCGTGGGGGTTTCATAGGGTATTACACTATTTAAATGTGCAACTGCACCTCCCGATTCATTCTCATAACCCCATCCAAATGCGTTTCCCGCACCTAACCCAGGTCTACCAACTAAAACAAATTCTCTCCTTCCATTTGACCATGATAAAACTTCTTTAGGTGCTCCTAAATCTACTAAAGTCTCTCTTATTCCCGTAACATCATATCTATCATTTGCATGACTTGCGATAATTACGTGAGTTGAATCAGGAAAATTTGTTTTAATTACCTCATAATCATCTAAAAATTTATTTGACTCACTAACATAATCCGTAGATGAATATAAATCGTAACAATGTCCGTCTATTCTCAGTCCATTAAAATACGAGTTAGGTACCCAATCAACTCCATCATGAACATAATAGTTAAGTGACCTACTAGCACCATAAGTCATACTTCCGAATTGTACGTTATGACCTGGTGTGACACCATCTCTATTTGCGGGAGTATAATTACCTTCAGGATAAGTTATGGCATATAAAGTATAATATTGCGCATCAGTTAAATGTGGAGAGAAGGTACTTGGGTATTCACTCTTATCGATTAAATTTTTAATAATGTTATCCGCAAAATTTGTGCCGTTAGGTGTGAACCCTCTTATAGACGCACCTGAATCTAAACAAATAACTAATCCATCTCTTTTTATTTTAGGTCCCGAAGATACTCCCATAGTTACTCTATATCATTACTTGGTGACCATTCGGATGTTCTCAATAAATTCAAAATTTCCTCATGGTTATATTCGTTATATTCTTCTGAATAAATCGACGGTCTACCGTAAACTCCGACCTCTATCGTATTAGTATGTGTAATTGTGGGGTCTTCAGCGTCTTGATATTCCACATCATACTCTTCCGTAACCACATTGACTTCATACTTGATAAAGGTTTTTAAACCGTCTACCGATAATCTTAACGATTCTGGTGATGATTCTAATATTTGATTGAAATCAATTGTATCTATTAATGTTGTTGGTATTACTAACCATCTTCTGTTTTCGTACATATTGTTATAAGTTAAATCTGTTTTTATAGGCGTTATAATTTTGTTTTATCTCGTCGGATGTGAGTGCCCTACCATAAACTTTACCAACGTACACCTCACCATTAAAATAATAATCATTATATTCTGGTGTCCATCTACCCGAACATATTGGTTGAGGGATAAAATTGGGAGTTGCGGAAAGACTATACGTTGAATCCAACATTCCATTTATAAACCACTCTATAGTGTTATTAGATGAATCATATTTTAATACTGCATGAAATGGTACACCCACTTGAATAACGTATGTCGTATTTTTAGATGCATATTCTCTTGACCCATTTGTATATCCGATAGACGCACCTAATCTATTTCCACTTACGTAATTTATTCCAAAATTAGATTGTGGTGATGTATACTGATGATTTGTTAGAATACCCGCAGGTGAATCAGGACCTCCGTTAGCCATGGCAACAATTTCCCATGTTTGGTTCCCTTTTATTAGAAATTGCTCATCAGTAACAAGGTAATCGTTTGTACCATCAAAAACAGGTTGTCCGTAACTTGGGTCTAACGGTGAACTTATAGAGTCGAACGATACATTATCTAAAGTTATGAAAGACCTTTTAAAATCATAGAGTGATTGTTGACCATCTCTTGTCCCATCAACAAAAGGACTTGGAGTACCTTTTTCTAACATTGGTGAATGAAAGTCAATAATACCTCCATTGGTATTATCTATCATCACAAATATTCTTGTGGGGTTGGCCCCTAAAGTTTTAGTCAAATAAAATCTTTGGAAATTATTCGTAACAGGAACATATACGGTACTATATCCAGAAACATTATCATACACTCTAATACCAACATTTGCAACATTACCAGTTCTTTTTAAATAGACACTAAAAGTTACGACCTGTGAGGATAGTGTAGATAAATCATCATCTAAAACATAATCATGACTATACATATAACTTGTTCCACTGGTATTATAAGTGCCGATCGGTGTATTAAACTCGCTATTACCAAGAGTGTAAGTGGGAGTAGCTCCATTCCATCGAGATCCCTGAACCACGTTATAACCACTAAGTCCGTCTGATAAATAATTTGTAGTGGGTTTACCTCGATAAAACCTAGTAGTTGTATCTACACCAGATAAACCATACCCAGTGTCATATCCGAATACTAATCCACCTTTTTGTATGTTTGGTCCTCTATGAATCCCCATCTATTTCTTTAGTTTAGATTCGAGTTCTTCTACTCTTGCAATTAATTCTTTATTTGATTGTATTAATAGTGCTGTTAGTTTTTCATACTTAACACCTTTATAACCATCACCTCTCGTTCCAACAAGTTCAGGTAAAACTTCTTCTATTTCTTGTGCAATAACACCCACATCATGACCATTGTTATTTCTTGAGTTTGAGTTCCAATCGAACTCATAACCACCAATCATTTTTATCTTATCAATTGCATTTTCAATAGGTTTAATATTGTCTTTCAATCTCTTATCGGATGCGTAGTATGCAATAACGTCTCCCGTTACACGTAAAGTGTCGTCTACAGTTACTACACCTGAAGAATTAACAGTTAAGATTGGTATACCCGATATGTCGGATACTTCAAATATGTCCCCTATTAAACTATCTGTTATTGAGAATAACTGACCACTTGTACCTTGTACCTCGAATACTGTTTCACCCGAAGTCGTACCTTCAACATATAATGGTGTGTCACTTGGGTTTGTTATCAACTCACCTTCACCGATTGATAGTGATTTCGCAATAACCATCTTACCTTGAGTAGTAAGTGATGCCGCTCCTTGGTCATCGGTATGTGAAGTATCTCCCCACCACCAACCTCTACCGTCGGTGTTACTCATTTGGAATGACATTGCGTATTCACCTGATCCTATATGACCATAATCATACCCACTCTTCATACCAATCGAATACTCACTTGAATCCCAAACTCTAAGTTTATCTCTACTTTGAGAACTGTATCCAGTAATAAGACCTATGTTGTATCTCGTACTCGTTGCGAATCTCGCCGCTGCGAATGTACCACTTGTAATATCACTCGCCGCGTGTGTGTGTGATGAAGATGCATAACCACCACTTGCGTGGTCACCCCATCCGTATGCCTCATTCCATTTCTCAGAAGTTCCGTGTGATGTTGTAGTTATAGTACCATCGGTCCATATACCACGACCTATTGCTGTTTTGGTGACACCGTTATCCATTATCAATAGTTGGTGTGCTAAACCTGATTTAGATTGTCCACCAACATTTGTATGTGTAAACGCTAAACCATATAAATTACCTGAAGTTGTACCGTCATCAGAGAGGTTATATGAAGTACCCATAGACCAAACGTGTTGGTATCGTGATGCTGAGTATAAACCATAAACACCACGTCCGTAGTTATTTGCAACTAACGCTTTTTGAGTACCCATTGTAATAGTTCCTGTGAATGAATCCGCCGTATCACTTCTTAAGAACTGAGTTGAATCTAATGAGTCTAAAGTATCAGCATTACCACCATTCGGTGATGTTATATAACCAGCATTTGCGTGGTTACCCCATCCATATGCTGAGTTCCAATTACCTGAGTTTCCTCCTGATGCTGTTACAGTACCTTCTACGATAATACTGTTCGATCCGGCCACTCCACCTACTGTCATTATTAGACCTTCATTACCGTTACCATTACCGGTATTATCAGTATCTGTTGTTGGTGAGTTATTATAGAATCTTGTACCACCATATGCGGCACCTATTCTAATTCCTGTGTGGTAACCAATGATAAGATCCGAATAATTAGGTGAAGACCAACCAGTATTAGCTATGTCAACCCCCATTGAATAGTGGTTATTCCCGAAAGTAGTACCACCACCACCACTATGGAAAGTGAATTTTGACCCACTTGCTAAAGTTACGTTAGTGTCTCTTCTCATGAAAGTACCACTGTCAATACCATCGAGTTTGTCTGAATCTGCCGCTTTACCACCAATTG